GTGCAACTGAACCTATTATAGTTCACTGAATCGAAAAAGGCAACAATTATTTTGCCCCCATGGCAATTTATTTTTACGCTATAATTAATGGTATGCTCTATCCCTAAGCCTGATAGGTTGAATCCGCAAATACAACTGCGTCAGGATTGGCGATTGAGCTTTCTTTACTGATAGTTTTCGAGGTATAATTAGGGTATCGGCTTGGAATCCGATTAACTTGGCAAGGCTTCACATGCTCTCTGGCGAGTGCCAACTCGTTATTCCAACTTCCGCAAGGATGAGAGAGCAGGTGAAGCCTTCTTTTTGGAGACGCGCATGGAAGATAAAAGGTTTTATGTTTACGTTCATTGTCGAGCCGACGACGGAAGCCCTTTCTATTATGGTAAAGGAACGGGGAATCGCGCTAAAACCTTGTTGGATTACTTTAGATCTGAATGGCATCGTCGAGTTAAAGAAAAGCATGGATGCTTGGTAAAAATCCTGCACTCCGGTCTAACAAACGAAGAAGCTAAAGCCTTAGAGATATTACTGATAAGGGAAGCCCTCGCTCGTAATGAAAGAATAGTAAATATTACTCCTGGGGGAGACGGCATAGGAAGCGAACAGGCCAGGGTTATGGGACTTATAACTAAAACGAAACGGGTTGGGATTTTCGGTAGAAGTAACGAGCGGATAATCAAGGATGCCGGAGAAGCGGGTAAGATAGGCGGTAAGCTTCCTTGGTGGTATGATCCAGAAAGCGGAACAACGACCAGGAGTGAAGTTCAGCCCAAAGGATTTATTCCAGGAAGAGGGGGCACAATAGCACAAACAAATGAAACTCAACGTAATAACAAATCAGGTATTCATAATCCAGAAACTCGTAAATCCGCTTCTAAACTAGGCGCTCGCGCTAACGTAAGTAAGAATTACCTAGCGGGTAAGGGTATCTTCAAAACGATTACATGCTCCTGCGGTAAGGAGATGAATCCTGGTAATTTGGTAAAGCACCAAAAAGCCACGGATTGTGTTGGTGTAAAATTATGATACCTCGTGACTATCAGGTTAGAGCCTACGAAGCTGTAATAGGCTCTTTACAACGAGGATATAATCCAGTTGCGGCAATCGCTACGGGGGGAGGAAAAAGTTTGCTGATTTCCATGTTGGTAGACCGATTTCGCACTAAAGGGGGTAACTCCCTTGTGCTTGCCAACAGCAAGGAATTGATAGTGCAGAATTTGCGTTCCTTGAGACTCTACAGAGGGTTGGAAGGTGTCGGGATATATAGCGCCGGATTGAACCATAATACTGTAGGAAGCGCAGCTACTTATGGAACTATTCAAACTATCTATCGTAACCTAAATCAACTATCCAAGGTGGATGTGGTGATCGTGGATGAGGTTCAAAACGTAGCTCATAAAGGCTCTGAAGCTAAGATGTATAACGCAGTTATGGCCCACTTTCCTAATGCTCGTAAGATTGGCGTTTCGGCCACGCCATATCGCCTTGATAAAGGATTAGTGTATCAGGGGGAGGGTTGCCATTTTGACGACTTAGCTATAGAGATAACGGTAAAGGAATTAATTGAATTAGGTTACCTAACCCCTCTGAAGGGTATATCGGCGGCAGTGCAGCTAAACCTAGATGGAATACATAAAACCAACGGCGACTTTGACACTAAAGAAGTCGATGAACGTATTACTGAATCCTGGCTGAAAGAAGTGTTGAGTAAGGTTCAAGAACTTGCTAGCGCACGCAAAACCATCCTAATGTTTACACCCACCGTACGTACAGCCCAGTTGGCCGCAAAGCTAGCGACGGAAATTGGTATTACCGCTGAGTATGTTCATGGGGGTGATACAGAGCGAGCAGGTCGTCTAAAACGATGGGAAGCCGGAGAGTTTAGACTAATGGCGAACTGTCAGCTATTAACTACGGGGTATGACAACCCAGCAATAGATTGCATTGTTGATTGCTCCCCAACTGAATCTCTCGGTAAGCATATACAGAAACTCGGAAGAGGGGTTAGGAACTTTCCGGGTAAAGCCGATTGCCTAGTGCTGGATGTAGCTGGGAATCTAATGAGGCTCGGTGGAATTAGTTCTGAAGCTGATTTTATGCAAGAAACTGACAACGGAGTATTAGTAAAAGGTAAAATCAAAAAACCTAAAGAAAAGAAACCTCGTGCTATTAAGAGATCTAACTTGATAGATGCTCTTGATCCAATGCTGGGAGGAGTGAGTGAAGTCCAGGTTGAGGTGGATAACGTGTCTTACTTAAAAATAGGTAGTAAATCTCAACCTGGTAAAGAACTTATTCTAGTGAGCTATACATGCTCTACGGAAGGAGGATATTCGATAGATGTAAGTGATTTTGTAATGCCTGAATATTCAGGGTGGGCTCGGACTAAAAGTGAAAGATGGGCCGAAGCCAGAGGAGCTATTTTGCCCAGATCAACAGATAGCGCTCTCTACATGTGTTACGGACTTCCATCCCCTAGAAAGTTGATAGTAAAACGTAATGGTAAATACTTCAACGTGCTCAAAGAGCATTTCGACTAATTGGCTTTTGAATCAAAAAAGCGCATAATTGTATGGTGGTGCCTTCCGGTCGCCACAGCGGGTCGCTCCCGCACCGAGCACTCCTGGGGAGATGTTCCCTGGGAGTCTCACCCTACCAACCGGATCACGACCACCGGATAATAATATGAATACTAACGTAGTGAAGATGAAGCCCAAAGCCTTGACTTCTACTCAAGCGCAATCAAGGCTCAGGGAAGAAGGATACGAGCAACTCAAGCATCAAGAACTTATACGCGCCACCTACCACCAACTGATTGAAGCCGGTTTCAGGCCGGTCATGCTTCACCCAGGACTGAAAGCTCCGGTCGGCGACGAATGGCAAAAGCGTCCAGTCCCTCACGCCACCGACTTCACGGGCTATCATAACATCGGCATCATCACCGGCGAGACCGGCAATAACATATGCGACGTAGATGTTGATGACCGTGAATTGATCGACGTCCTCCCGCTCTTCCTACCCCACACCCCATTCAAGTTCGGTCGCTATTACGGCGACGGTAAACAGCAGCTAGCACATTGGCTCTATAAAGTTAGTGATCCCGGCCGCAATATAACGGTAGAGCGTCCCATCGGTGGGGGAGCTATTGAACTCCGTACTAACGGCGGTCAGACGATGGCTCCGACGAGTACGATCGTAGACCACAAGCTCGGTTACATAGTCGATAGCGTACGCTGGGAAGGTAACTCCACTCAGGTTCCCAAAGGCCCGATCCCCGAGACTACCCGCGACTATTTGAATCAGTGTATTCGAGTAGCCAAAGCGTCCTTTCATTCCATGGCACACTTCAAGTCCGGTAAGTTTCACGAAGATATGATGTATTGGTGCGGGTTTATGATCGCGGCGGGGATACCCGATGAGCTGATTGAGAAGTCCGTGCGTTACATTGCCGAGCAGTCCGGGCAGACGGGAATCGAAGATCGGTTGGCATCGCTCAAGACGTCTCGCGCTCGGTATGCGGAAGGGGATAACATTGCCGGCATCGGCTACCTGTATAATAGTGACCGCTGGCCCAAGGCGCTTTGCAAGTGGCTGAGTAAGACGTTCAAGTTCGGTAGTAAAGAGATCGACGACGCTCGCCCCGCCGTAAAGATCATTACCTCTAAAGAACCGTTGTGGATTGACCACACGCTGGCGGCGATGGTCCAAAGTGAGAAGTTCTACCAGATGGCCGGACAAGCCTGTGTGGTGAATAAGGTCGGGGTCAAGGCGCAGATTACGGCGCTATCCAAAGGTGTCACGGCAGCGTCTTGGCTAACCCGAGAGATACGCTTCTCTCAGTCGGTGATGGACAAGGCGACCGGCATCTTGAATGACCAAGACATCAAGTGTCCGACGTCCCTGGCGATGGAGATATCCGATCCCGCGACGTACAAAGGTATGCTGCCGGAGTTGCGCGGCGTGAGCAACACTCCCCTGATTACCTCTTCAGGTCGTATCCTTGACCAGGCTTGGGGCTACGACGAAGAGTTGAAGTTGTTTTCGGCGTGTGAGTTTGCCGTACAACCGATGTTCCCCGACGAAGCGATACCAATTATCAAGGACGTCTTGGCCGACTTCCCGTTCATCGGAGGTGGGGCCGGGCGGTACTATGCGGCGTCTCTGTCCGCTATCCTCACGGCGGTTATCCGTCCCGTGCTAGACATTTGCCCCATGTACGTCATTACGTCGTCTCAGTACAGCGACGGTAAGAGCGTCTTGAGCGGAGTTATCGCAGCGGCGGCTGGCGTCGAGCAGTCCCTGGGTCAGCTGTCTAGAGGCGGTAACGACGAGGAGCAAGAGAAGCAACTCTCGGCCATCTTGTCCCGAGGTCGGCGCGTGGTGACGTTGGACAATCACGACGGTGAGTTCCGCAGTGCGGCCTTGACGGAAGCCCTGACTTCTACTAACCCTGAGTTCCGGGTCCTGGGTACTAACGAGACTCGGAGCGTGCCTAATAATACGCTCTTCCTGCTCAACGGCGTAAACACCGCTCCGTCGCTGGACCTACAAACGCGCTCGGTGTTTATTAGACTGGCGAGAACCAACCTCGACCCTAACCGCAAGTTCCGTTACATGGACGTGGTAGGACACACCCTGCAAAACCGCTCTAAGATGGTCTCTGCCGCCATCGGTATGATCAAATGGGCGATGGAGCAAGGCGATGGGAATTGGAAACCGAATCACCGATTCAAAATGTGGGACTACATGGTGCGTCGTACCGTGATGTTGATTTGTCACCTAGACATCGCGCCTCCGGCGATGGACGACGAAGACCGGACGATAGACTCGGCCGAAGAAGCTCGTCACATGTTCCTGGAGTTTGTTTTAGGGCTTTGGAACAGCGGGATGCGGAACGAGAAGAGTAAGAGTACGGTGTTCTTCCGGACGAAAGACCTAGTGAATAACATCGGTCCCGAGTCGGAACAAGAAGCCTGGGTGAATACTTTGAGCCGAAGACCTAAGCACGATCTGAATGTAAAGGTCGGGTCAGCTTTAAATACGGTGAAAGACTTCCCCTTTACCGACGAAAAGGGGTCAGTTTATCGCCTGACATCTTTTATTAGGGATAAGCAATCGGCATACCGGATTGAAGAAATTGAGTCGAAATAGGTAAAACTGAGGGTGGTTGAGGGGGGTGGTTTTCGAATGGGGGCTGTGGTAGGGGTTTCTGCAGCTCTATCTCTTACAGGGATTGGGAGGTGAGGGTGGTGAGGGTGGTGAGGGGGGTGGTTCTATTAGGCGACTTTTTCGTTTTTTATCGACTACTCTTCTTCTAATTTCACCCCCCTCACCCCCCTCAGTAAATAGGGGCAATATATAGAAGAAGTTAGGGGCAAGTGGGGGGAGAGCTGAGGGTGGTAAAAATGGCGTTTGCACCCCTCACTTACCACCCTCACTTATCCACCCCCCTCGATTTATTTACCCCTAAATACTTTCAGTTAGGGGCATATGGGGGCTGGTAAAACCAGCGATTTTCACTGGGTCGAATGAGTTTCAAGGTATAATAGTGCAATCAGCGTAACATGCGCTTAGGAGATACTGAATGAGTAGAGAGTTGAATTATCGCAATCGGAGTTGCCTGTCGACCTTCCCGTCACCGTCGTGTCCGAAGTATGACTACCTGCCGTTGGACGTCCGGGTGAAGATTGCGCAATACCGCGTTCCGGCGTTCTCACCCACCTCGGTTACTCCGACGGATGACGGTCAATACACTCGGGAGTGGTGGGACTCGCTTACCGGAGACGAGCAAGGAGCCGCCTTCTGGAGCACCATGTTCCCTCACCGTATCGATCCGGAGTTTTCTAATCGTCGGGTTGTGATGCCTATCAGCTTCTATGCACCTATTGAAGAGTGGAACGCCTGGTCATGGTATGAAGCCTGTCCGCTACACTTACGCAAGAGGATAGACGAAGCCCTGGCGACTCAGCCCAAGGCGGAACAGATCAAGAGTACGACCAGATTGTACAAGAAGGTTCAGCAGGTCTGGGGACATCGTCCTACCCTGCGCTTTGAAGACGACATTGAACACTTCCATTGGATAGAGGAATGGATCTTCGAGTACGAGACTCAGCAGATGATCGACACGGTTTGTAAGCTGGCGCCTGAGATACAGAAGGAACGTCGCATGTTGAATCAAGCGATGGGTCTGGACATTGAAGCGGGTGACCTGCCGAGTCAAGCCGAAGGCTTAGATGATACCCAGGCAGCGACCGTGCGCTGGCTTCAAGCCTCCGGTGAGATGCCGTTGGAGTTCCTGGCGCGGATCTACCGTAGCGAGAACGTGAAGACTGGAGACCGCATCACGGCGGCGAAGACGTTGATGGATTATGTGCACCGTAAGGTCCCAGTGAAACAAGAGCTGGAGACGAAGGACATCACGGCTCCTAAGATCGATGCTAAGTCGCTAAAGGGTCTAACCGAGAAGGAACTGAAGACTCTTGAATCATTGTTGAAGAAGATGGGGGATGAGTGATGTCTCACTTGAAGGTTATCGACTTCCCCGTTAATTCGCTTGCTGACCTCCCACAGAAGCTGCGTGACATTGCAGACGCGATTGAAGAAGGTCAGTTCGGTGAAGCAAAGGAATGTATCATTGTTCTCAACGCTGCGTCACTAGAAGTGTTTGGAATAGGAGCCGAAGCGGATGGAACCGTTGCTCATTACCTACTATGCTGCGCTCAGCGAAAGCTGGAGAATGCTTTGGTGAATCGTGAGTGAAGTAAGCCCTATCATCCTGCTAGACGCGGTGCGCCGTGAGCGAGAGGTACGCTTGGCCGAAGCCTCACTAAGTGAGTTCGTAAAGCAAGCCTGGCAGGTGATAGAGCCTTCCACTGAACTCAAGTGGGGTTGGGCACTAGACGCTATCTGCCTCCACCTTCAGGCTGTGAGCGACAAGGACATCTTCAGGCTACTGATGAACGTCCCGCCCGGTTCAATGAAGTCCCTACTCACCAACGTCTTCTGGCCCGCATGGGAGTGGGGTCCATTGAACATGCCGCACATGCGCTTCCTCAGTACGGCTCACAAACAAGACCTGGCTGTGCGAGATAACATCAAGTGTCGCCGCCTCATTCAATCAGACTGGTATCAAGAACGTTGGCCGATCCTCCTAATGGGGGACCAGAACGCTAAGACCAAGTTCGAAAATGACAAGACAGGCTTCCGCGAAGCGATGGCCTTCACTTCAATGACAGGCTCACGAGGAGACCGCGTCACTCTAGACGACCCACTGAGTGTAGACGATGCCAACAGCGATGCCGCACTTGCCGCGTGTGAATCTACCTTCCGTGAAGCGCTACCCACTCGGGTGAACAACGATGAATCAGCTATCGTGGTTATCATGCAACGGCTACACGAGAAGGATCCAAGTGGTATCATCCTGAAGGAGATGCTGGGGTACGAGCACCTGATGCTACCGATGGAATACGAGAAGGCTCGAGCCTGTCGTACGTCTATCGGCTTTGAAGACCCTCGTAAGGTTGAAGGGGAGCTGATGTTCCCTGAACGCTTTGGGCCGAACACGGTCTCTACCTACAAGAAGGCGCTGGGTGAGCAAGCTTATGCTGGGCAGATGCAACAGAGACCGGCTCCTGCTGGCGGTGGTATTTTGAAGATCAAGCACTTTCAACTCTGGCCAGTCACGTGGAAGCTTCCAGTGTTCGAGTACATCCTGCAGAGCTACGACGGTGCCTACGATGATGACGCAACGTCTAGCAATGACCCGTCAGCCTGCACCGTGTGGGGTATCTTCGAGGAGCGAGGCATACGTGGAGCTATCCTCCTTGACGCTTGGGACGAGCACCTGGGCTATCCTGACTTCCGTAAGAAGGTCTTAGCTGACTGGCATTCAATCTACGGCAAGCGTGATGACCGAAAGGGCAAGAAGGCTGACGCTATCCTGGTGGAGAACAAGTCGTCCGGTATCAGCATCCTTCAAGACTTGAGACGCGCCAAGATACCCGCCATCCCATACAATCCAGGTCGGATGTCCAAGATAGCTAGAGCCCATGCCGTATCAGCGGTGCATGAGCTAGACAACATCTACATCCTTGAATCAAATAAGGACGCAGGCAAGTTCGTGACTTGGGCTAGAGCCTTCGTGACACAAGTAGAGATGTTCCCTAATGCTGAACACGATGACTACGTGGATACCTACACTCAAGCCTTGACGTACTTGCGTGATGGAGGACAGTTGGAGATGCCCGAGACTGATGAGGACTTGATTGAAGAGATAGAGTACAAATCTAAAGCGTCGAGAATGAATCCGTACGCCTCGTAAGTAGGGTATAATTAGCGCTTTACAGGAGATAACTATGAATGACTTAGCCCGTGCTATTGAGGATGACCCGTTGGTTGTAGAGAACGTGGGAGACGCCACGTTAGAAGAGGACGCTGCTCCTAAACACAGCTTACGCGGTGCGATTAACGGGTACTGCCGCGATTGCATTTATGACCCTCAAGACAAGGGAGCCGGCAACTGGCGTCAGCAGGTGGAAGCCTGTACCGTGACTAAGTGTTCGCTGTACCCAGTTCGACCCATCAGCAAGCCAAGAAAGACGAGTGAGTTGCCGCTTGCGCCTGGGGATGCGGAGCAGCCCTTGCCTTCCACTGAAGAATAACGTATAATCGGGAACAATCTTACTCAAGGTTGTTCCCATGTCTGACAAACCTCTCCCCCTCGCTGAATTACCGCTTCTTGATAAGTTCGGCACATTACTACGTGGAGCGGGACTTCAATTCAAGCATTGGGATGCAAGTGGAGCGCATGGAAAGTATCCAGAAGGCGCTCTCAAGCGGTTCCGTCAACAGCTTCAACTCCCTAGAGTAAATCGTAACGAAATTGATAGAGCCTTGAACTATGGAGGCGGCTATGACTTCGGCGCTCGCGATGTTCCACTCAAAGACGCGGTCGATATGGCGCGAGCCTATCAACTCGCTGATTACATGACGACGTTCGACCCTAATCTGGAAGCGGACGCTCAAGCCGACTATGATGAAAACGTCGCTGGAGTGTTCGCCGCGAATGCCGACAAAGAACTCGGACGTCAGCTATCCCAAAAAGAACGTGATCAGAAAGCTCTGCGATGGGCTAAGGACAACTTCGCCTCAGGAGGCACCGTGAACACTACACCCCGCACCGGCGTACTCACTCGCTACATGGAAACCCAACCTCAGCGACAAGCCGAAGCGGCTCGTAAAGCCTCCGTGATGAGTAAGTCCGGCGGCGAGCGTTGGCAACCTGAATACGAAGTTGAGCCTGCACTTGAAGCTCCTATGATCAGCCCTGACGACCTGATAGGTTCCGGGATACCGACTAAGCTCGCTATGTTGGCGAAAGGACTGTCACCACTTGCTATGATCGGAGGAGTGATCAAGAACAAGGGTGGTAACTGGCTGGAAGGCTCGGTAGAGGGAGCGTTGAAGGGGTTGAAACAACATGCTGGACCGATGGGAAACCCTGTTATACCTCTACATGATAGAGCCGCTTCCATCAACAGCTGGATAGACAAAGCCCTCACTCGCTACGTACGCAATGATATGGCAACTCCGGAAGATCCTATCCGAGCGTTGGCTGAGCGAGGAGTATTGCATTATACACCCGGCAGGGTTCCAGATGCGTCAGTTGATAGAGGCTTAGCTGCTGATTTGACTAACGGTGCTGTCGGTCAGCGTATGGGTAAGTCGCCGCTAGCCCAAGATTGGGAAGATATCACCGATACGGGGATAAAACCCATGACTATGGAATACGCTCGTAGCCCTTACGCGCTTATGCCTAAGTCAAGCTTGATGAATATGGAGCGAGTCCACGATAACGCTATTGTTCATGAGCTGGATTCACTTAATGCCGACCTCGGCTTCAATCACCTCATAGACGAACTCTCTAACTCTATCAATCCTGAATCAGGCCTCCCTCGCCATCTGCAATTCCCCGCCGACCGGTTGGACAAGGTGTCGGTTCCTCAGGCAGTAGAGCGCGTGTCGGCTATCAACGCTTGGCGGTCAGCTATGAAGGCTGAAGCGGATGCGGCGAAGGCTAACAACGCGGCGACCGTGATGCACAAAGAGTATCCGGAGCAGGGAATGAAGTGGGTGGAGTTGCGCTCACCGGATGAAACTCAAGACCTAACGTCTATGGCTCCCGAAGAAGCGATGGGTCGGATGAAGTCTAGAGATCAAGCCCTCCAAGACGCCCTCAAATACGAAGGCGACACGATGGGCCACTGCGTGGGAGGCTATTGCGATGATGTAGCTAGCGGACGCTCGCGTATCTACTCGCTGAGGGATGCGAAGGGACAACCTCATGTGACGGTGGAAGTTAAACCTTCTGGCATCTCAATGCCGGATCAAATCGATCGTCTTGATGATCTAGTGGGTATAAATACACCCACGGAAGCGAGGATGTATAGCGAGGTGGGGGATGAAAAAGATCCTATGGAATATTTGCAATGGGTTGCCGCGAATCACCCAGGAAATACCCAAAGACAGAACGCTAAGGACTTCCTAGCTGAAGTGAATAGTAAGTCTCCTTCCATCGTCCAAATCAAAGGTAAGCAAAACCGCGCTCCTAACCCTGAATACCTGCCGATGGTTCAAGACTTCGTGAAGTCAGGTAAGTGGTCTGACGTGGGTGACTTGCAGAATACAGGGTTAGCTAAGCATCCTAAGACCGGAGACTGGATTACTAAGGAAGAGTTAGACACTTACGAAAACACCCCGTTTGACTGGACGAACAATCAAGAGTTTGCATCCGGTGGGAGCGTTCGCCCAAATAAAATTGAAACGGTCGCTGATTTATCCGCTATAATTCGTGCAATTCAATCGGGAAACTGATATGCCTAAGTCCGACGAAACCCTCGACCAACCGACACCCTCTACCGAACTCATGGGGGAAGTCACCGAATTGGAAGACGGCAGCGCGATAATCGAATACGCTGACACCGATACTTTGGAAGACACCGACTTCTATTCCAACCTGGCTGAATCACTCGACACCTTCGAGCTGAACACGATCGCCACGGCGCTCTTGGACTTGATTGAGAAGGACAAGGAAGCTCGCACTGAGCGCGACAAACAACAGGAAGAGGGTATACGGCGTACGGGTCTGGGCGACGATGCTCCGGGCGGTGCGACGTTTGATGGAGCGGCCAAGGTCGTTCACCCTGTACTCGCTGAAGGCTGCGTAGACTTCTCCGCCAGGGCTATCAAGGAACTGTTCCCGAGTAACGGCCCAGTCCGTACCAAGATCCAAGGCGAAGCGACTTCACTGAAGCTAGACAAGGCCCGTAAGAAGAGAGACTTCCTGAACTTTTACCTCGTAGAGCGCATGCCTGAGTATCGCTCCGAGAAAGAAACGCTCCTCACCCAACTCCCTCTCGGCGGCTCGCAGTACGAGAAGTATTGGTTTGATGGTCGTCGTATCCGGATGGAATTCGTGCCGGTAGACAAGGTCTACTTGCCGTTCTCCGCCAACTCTTTCTACGCGTCTAACCGTATCACTCACGAAAAAGACCTGACGGAAGAGAAGATTGATGAGTACGTCGCCAACGGCTTCTACTCCGACGTCTTCGGACAGTCCGAGCAAAACGTAGAGGAAACGGCTTCCCAGAAGGCCACCGACAAGATCGAAGGCAAGACCGATTCGGGCTACAATGAAGACGGTTGCCGTATCATTTACGAAGTCACGTGTAACTGGGACGCCGAAGGCGACGGCATCGCCCCTTACGTCATCCACATTGACGAACCTTCAGGCAAGATCTGTGCTATTTATCGCAACTGGAAAGAAAGCGATGAGAGCAAAGAGCGTCTGGACTGGTGGGTAGAAGACAAGTTCATTCCGTGGCGCGGGGCTTATGGTATCGGCTTCCCACATTTGATCGGTGGCCTTGCGGCCGCGCTCACCGGCGCTCTTCGCGCCCTGCTAGACTCAGCCCACATCAACAACGCACCCACGGCTATCAAGCTGAAGGGTGGTCGGTCCTCTGGTCAGAACGTCACGCTAGACATGACGGCGGTAACGGAGATTGAAGCGCCAGCCGGTACGGACGACATCCGTAAGGTAATGATGCCCGTTCCGTTCAATCCGCCATCTGCGGTCCTGTTCCAGCTGCTAGATTGGATCACGGCCCAGGCTAAGGGCGTGGTCGCTACCGCAGAAGAGCGTATCGCGGACGCTGGCGCCAACATGCCAGTCGGTACGGCGCTCGCGCTGATAGAGCAAGGCTCTCAGGTCTTCTCTAGTATTCACGCACGATTGCACGACGCTCAGCGCAAGGCTCTGAAGATCATCTGTCGCTTGATTGCGGACTACCCGGAACACGCGCTAGCTGACCTCGGTAAGTTCGACCTCGTGCCTGAGGACTTCCTGGACAGTAGCGACATCGCTCCCGTATCCGATCCCAACATCTTCAGCGAGACCCAACGCTTTGCTCAAATGCAGAGCGTGATGCAGTTGGCTTCCACGGACGTACAAGATCCTTCAGTGCCCTGGAACAAGGTCGCTATGCGTCGGCGTATGCTGGAACTGCTACGCGTAGAAGGTATTGATGAGTTCCTACCGAAACCCGATGAACTCGTCACGGCCGATCCGGTCACCGAGAACATCTCTATCATGCAAGGGAAGATGCTGAAGGCGGTCGAGCCTCAAGATCACCTTGCACATATCAAGTGTCACCTGATGTTCATCCTACAGCCTATGATTGCTCAAGGTCAGGTAGACGGACAGAAACTCGCCGCACTCATGACTCATATCAATGATCACTTCATCCTCGACTATGGCTTCGCGGCTCAGTCGGCTCAGATGGTAGTGATGATTGAATCGCAAGGCCAGAACATGAGTCCGGACCAGATGGCGCTCATGGCGTCTATGAAGGCTCAGGAAGCGAACTCGCAAACCATTCAAGGTCTATTACCGATCCTTCAGGAAGCGGCTAAGATCGTGCAGAGTAAGCAACCGCCGCCTCAACTTGATCCTGCGATTCAGAAGACCTTTGAAGCGGCGATGGCCGAGATTCAACGCAAGACGCAAGTCGATCAGGCTGAACAGGCCCGCAAGATGCAAGAGATGCAGTTTGACCAACAGATGAAACAGCAGGAGAGCCAGACGGCTCCGATGTTGGAAGCGCTGAAGAATCAGTTCGCGATGCAGTCCCAGACCCTCGAGCTGAAGGCCAAACAGCAAGCTGACCAGATGAATCAACAGATTGAACTCATCAAGAATGAGGCGGACAATAAGCAACACCAGATGACCGAGTTGATGAAGAACCGTGACGACAATGAAACGGCTCTCCAACTCAAGATGTTGGAGTTGCAAAATCAAGTTGCGGCTATCCCGGCGCAAACGCCAGAAGCCCCCGATTTCAGCCCTATGATGAAGCAGATGCAAGATATGTTAGGTCAGCTTGAGAAGGCCAAGACCGGGGACGCTCTAACCGCCACCGTCGACGGTCTAAGGGCTGTTATGCAACATATGAATGCGCCTACCGAACTAATTAGAGACCCAGCCACCGGCAAGACGGTAGGGATGCGTAAAGTTCAAATCATTGCCGAGTAATAGAGATGCCCGTACAAGAAACCCCTCCCCACGTCCTCACCGAAGAGGAGATTGAACTCTACCTCAAAGGTGACCGCCGAGAGATTGATCGCCTGATACTATACAGTATCAATCGACTGACCGCCGTCATTATCCCACACGCCAAGCGTGAAGATGAACGTGATGCTCAGTCAGACCTCCTCCTGAAAGATCTAGGAGGGGTTGATACGATGGTATTGAGAGCAGAGTTTGTAGATAACCTCATCAAGCGTCAGGACGTACGTAATCGCATGATGGAAAAGGTTAGTCAGTCTACCCTGACGTGGGCGCTGATCGCATTCTTCGGCTTTCTAGCGACGGCGGTATGGACGGACATTGTTCGTGTTGTTAAAACCAAACTTGGAGCTTGAATGATTACGCTAACGCAATACGTCGGTAAACATGTTGATTCAGGCGACTGGACGCTAGTACGTCAGGCCAACGCTGCCAACCTGCTCGTGGCTTGCTCGCGACTTGAAGCGTTGGCGAAAGCGGATGGAGTGAAGTTCCTCGACAACCCCTCTACTGGAAACGGCATCAGCGGTTCAACCCTCGGCGGATTCCGCCCCCAGGACTGTGCCCAAGGTGCTCCTCGTTCAAGTCATAAAGAAGGTCTGGCTGTGGACCGATACGATCCTGATGGTGCAATTGATGCGTGGTGTATGGCCAACCAGGACAGGCTTGAGTCATGCGGAATCTATATCGAGCACCCAGACGCGACGCTTCATTGGTCACACTGGACTACCAAAGCGCCCAAGTCCGGTCGCAGAGTCTTTTATCCCTGAGAGAATAATCATGGAGTTTGACGTATGGCTCAAGAAGTACCGGATTTTCAGCCGCAGTCTGTTGCTCGTGTCTTTCGGCCAGATGCTGTGGATCACTCACTGGGGAACTGTGTTTTCCACTACCAGCTCCCTTCCTGGATTAGAGATTGCGGCGGTTTTGGCAGCAGCCCAAGTGCCGGCCACCGCGTTGTTCGCCTCAGTCTACAAGACCTACGCTGAAAACAAGTTACCATGAGTTATCCCTTACCTTTTGAGCATGACACGCCGAATGAAGTTACGTGCGCTTCGGGCTATGTTTTACGTAAGCGCGACTGGGATCAGCACGGTGAAGAGTGCCTGGGCGAAAACTGTCCACGGCCTATCAGCTGTCCATTACACTTACGAGCACCCCGTGATTAAGAAAAACGAGGTATAATAGTTACATGAACCCATTCACCCTGATTAAAGCCGCGCCTTGGATCGCTGTCGCGGTGCTGGCCGCTCTGCTGGCGCTGATGACGAGCCTGTACCTCGGCAAACGCGACGAGCTGTCCAGCTACAAAGCGACCGTCGCCCAGGCCAACGCGGACCAGCTAAAGGCGCTCACCGAACTAGGCGACCAGCGCGAGAAGAACCTTGAAGAAACGAGGAAAGAATATGAATCCAAAGTGCCTATTATTCGCGACAACGCTGTTCGCGCTTACTGCCTGCGCAACCCAGCCTTATGTCAGCCCGCCGCCCGCTGCGAAGATGGCCCCAGTGTCCCGGTGGATGATGACGCCGTCGAAAAACCAGTGGCTTGCGAACGAGAGTTCATCCAGTTTGCAGCCGAAGACGCCCTTAAAGTTGGGGCCTGGATCGACTACTGCAAACGAAACAATTGCCCAATAGAGGATTGAATGAACGACCCCATCGATCTGACGAAGAAGTACAACCGGGTGATTCTCGCGCTCGACATCTTCCTCGGCACGATCCTGTTCGCCGAGTGTTACCCAACCGAGCCTGCCAGTTCGTACTTTTGGCGCAGGCAGCGGCAGGCATGGATTGATCGAGTCGATTGGTGGTTCGGTCGCGGGCACTGCTACGAGTCGTTTTCCCATAGCAAGTCGCATCAGTTTGACGCACCGGAGTATCGAGCATGACCACTTGGCTTGTAACCAACAGAACGGCTGGCGAGGTCATTTACGCCTATAGCGCAGACGAGCCGACAGAATGGCCGGGGATGGAATTCGCCACGTGCAACCACGTTGCCGAGGTAGTTGTAGTGCCGCCCGCGCCAAGCCGCCGCGCCACGAAGCTGCAATTCCGCAACCTATTCACAACGGAAGAAAAAGTAGCTATTGAACTGGCTGCGCTGGACAACCCATCAGCGGACATGGAAACACGGGCACAAGCTGCGGGCTTGCGCGTGTTCCTGGAGGACTTGGACTCGGCCACGCCTGACCCAGACGGCACAAGCATCGACCTGGACGACCCGCGCACGGTTGCCGGGGTGAATGCCCTTGAGTCCTACGGGCTGATCGCAACAGGACGCGCTACGGAGATTTTGAGTGGCAACGGTCTATAGCCTGATCTGCTGGGGAGGTAAGACCGGCAAAGCGGTCACGGTAGCCTATGCGACTGATTTAGTAGCGTTAACACGCCACGGATTGCGGGATGCTACTGGAGTGCAGTTTGTATCCGGCACACTTCCATCCGTAAGTGGAGCCCCTTTAGCGTTGGATACTACCTATTACGCTAAATACATCTCCGTTAATGCGTTTGAACTTTACTATGACTCCGATTTAATTTCTAAAATAGACTTTACAAGTAATGGAGCATCTCTTGTTTTACGCAGTGCTTATTATCAAGGGCTGGTCGATAAGTCCCGATGGACCTATGCTAGCGTTGAGTTTATATATGACGGCATAGGGGCTTGGGGAGCAGCGAAAGCTACAGCATCTCTATTTGATTCCGAGATATGTGAAATTGGCATGGCTTGGACTGAGATTCTTACTGAGACTCTTTCTCTATCTGGACCTGCTGCAGTTAAGAAGATCACAGCGATTAACGACGCGGACCATAGGGGGGTTATTGGCAAAGGCTACGCGATAGAAATGGCTAATTCCAATTACGTCGTCGCTATGTTTCGCCTATCAGGAATATCGGTGGATGGAATCACAGTATCTTGCACGAGCACAGGCTCGGCGGTGCTGCTGCAAGGCCCTTTTTCGGTACTTGATAGATGCATCGTTACAGGGGTTGTGGGGTCGAGTAATTACGGATTACAAATCCTATCCGCTGTGTGTACTGTTTCTAATTGCCTCTTTATGGGGTTTAAGATGGGATATAGCGCAAACAGTTACCAGCTATCAAACATAGTATTAGCGAATAACATATTCACAAAGAACGACGTAGGGGTTATATCCCAGCGAGCTACAAATATTTGGGAGACGCTTTGGAATAATATATCAGTCGGTAATATTACAACTGATTGGGGCGTAATGCCAGTCGCTAATACAGCAGGAGGGAATGCCGGTATAGCCCCCTGGGTATCAGGAACTTACCCATCGTATACTCTGGCGACCTCTGACTTCACTGACTACGCAAATGATAATTTTAGGCCCGCGCTAAGTACCTCCCCGCAAGTAGACAGCGCGATTGCTTATTACAATGTCGTATCAACCGACATTACCAAGGCAGAACGTCCGAGCTACAACAACGGCGGCGCGGAAGCATACGACATCGGGTGTTACGAGTTCGACAATGGGTTCGGGCCACACCCGGCATCGCATGTACTCACACTCACCAACGTCGTTACCGGCTCCCGCGTCCACATCTCGGACCAAGCCGGAACGGTCGTTCACTACGACGACACTGCGGCGTCCTCGACTGTTGTCATTACGCAAACGGTCTATGGCGACAGCCGGGACAACTGGCGAATTCGGGTGCGCAAGGCATCGGACTCCCCAGCGTATCAACCCTACGAAACCCTGATGACCGCGACGGCCGGCAGCTCGTCGCTCTACATCGCCCAAATTCAAGACGAATGAGGTAAATCATGGCCATCACAAACACAGACTTTGCAATCTCCGCTGGCGGGGCAATCACCCAGGCGGGCGGCTCGACGGTCTATGACGTCCTCGACCTGCACCAGTGGCTGCAAGACCTCGCCGACAATCCAGCGGCCACGCTCGACGACAATGTGTCGATCCTAGGAGCCAATCCGTCGCAGCTTGCCGGTAAGCGAAATGCGGCGCGGCCCTCGGCGCTGACGCTGCTGCCGACGATCACGGTCAATCAGGCGGTAAGCCAGCGGTTCAAGTTCGGCAGCATCGAGCAAGGCTCCGGTGCGGAAATGTGGACGGGCATCAACACCATCGGATCGGGCCTTGCGCTGCGCAGTCATTACGTGGTGCAGACCAACGCCAAGTACAACGCCGGGACGAAGTGGTGGGCGGCTGGCCCGGTGCGCGCCCTGTTCAAAGTCAAGACGGCAAGCGCGCTAATCGCCGGCAACACTGTCGCCGGGACCGCACAAGCCGCCGGCACCGTCACCGTGTTCTGTCGTGAGTGGGGCTACACCTACTCGCACTTCGACGTGGATTGCTCTGCCGGTTCCGAGCAGGTCGCGGCCCTGGCCGTCAGCGATGATTCAAATGCCGTTCGCCTCGCCGGGAACTATACAGGCGGAACGAACACCGTCACTTCGACATCCCCGGCCTTCGTCGTCACGCTGACGCCCGGGACGATCACGCGCAACTTCACCGGCGCTGCGAGCAAGACCTACAAGGGCGAGATCAGCTTCACCGGCGGCGTGCGCTTGAGCGAGGTGTGGCAGGCGCTGCAATGGGCGTGTTCCGAAAGCAGCACGGCCACGCTGAACGGCGTCACCGGCTGGCAGTACCGGAAGCTCAACACGACCTACACCGAGAATCAGGCGGCGCCCTTCGGCTCACTCGCTGGCGGCACGTGGTTTGTGGCGCAGGGCTGGTGGGTCAACCTCGCTTCGCTCAACGCGCTCGACCTCAAGACCTACTCGCTGCTCGACGACGCAGGCGCCACGATCACGCCGCCGAACAACATCGGCATCAGCGTGGACAGCATCGTCGCCACGGACTACGTGATTGTCGCCAAGGACAACGGCTCGGGCGGCTTCGCCAACGCCAAGACCACCGGCCTCGTGGATATTCTGGCGACTGGCACGGCAGCCGCAACGACGGTCAATCTGTCTGGCACGCCCACGGCTGACGTTCCAGCAGCGGGCACGGTGCGGATCAATGGCAACCTGCACACCTACGCCACCATCTCCGGCAACACACTGACGACACTCAGCCCGGCGATCCCGGCCGGGGGCTACTCCTCCGCGCCGATGTTCTTCACCTACATCGACAAGGAGACGGCGACTACATCGGAAGCCTCCCCGTCCTTCACCTACGTCGCAGACTTCACCGCTCGCGTGCGGGTGCGCAACGGCAAATCCACCCCGATCCAGCCCTACGAGACGACGTTCTCGGTGACGGCAGCAGGCGGTTCGAACAGCGCGATTCGGGCACTGGACCTGTAAAACATGGCCCTGACCGCCAACTTCGCCACGAAAGTCATCACGTCGGACGCCAGCATCACCGATGCGGTGGCGTTTCACATGGCGTTGCGCGATATCGAGGATGATCCGCTGGCGATGGTGCATCCCGTCGTGCATACCTACAAGCAGATCGATCTCGGCAGCGGTTCGCTGTTTCCAGCCGTCGCATTCATCAACGGCTGGACACTTCAGTTCCCCGCAGGCAATTGGGAGATCAAGGGCGGCAACGTCGCGGCGACGATCAACCCTGTGGCGAACTGCTACGTCAAATACACCGCGTCAGCAGCCTACGCCGTGACTAGCATCGGCGCTGGTGGAGCGACCCCGAGCGATATAGCCGACGCCGTCCTTGCGGCCCTTCAAGCGACAGCGATCCCGGTGAATACAGTTCAAATCAATTCAAAACCCCTGACAGGTAGCGGTACACCTGCCGATCCTATGCGACCCGCTTAACCAAGGAGTAATATCATGAGCATGTCAAACGCCTTTGAAACCGAGTTGTTGGAGCTAGTATTCAACAACAATGCTATTGCCTTGATAGGCGACGCCGCAGGTCTTCAGCCTTCCGCTGTCGCAGGTAGCCTCTACGTCAGCCTTCACCTAGGTGATCCAGGCGAAGCCGGTACCCAGTCCACTAACGAAACGGTCTATACTAATTATGCCAGAGTAGGCGTCGTGCGTACAGCAGGTGCTTGGAGTATCGCAGGCAACACGGCAACCAACGCTTCACTGGTTCAGTTTCCGCAGTGTGGAGCGACAGGAGCTACGGTAACTTACGTAGGCATCGGTACGGCACCGTCAGGAGCCGGGCTTCTTCTGTTCTCCGGTCAGCTTAGTTCATCACTCGCTGTAGCGAACTTGATTCAACCTCAGTTCGCGGGTGGTGATCTGGATATCGTGGCCGACTAATGGGATTCAAGAACGTCGCCGAGTGGGCTAACGCCCATGAGCGCGGACAGCGACATATCACTACGTTCCGTAAGAGCGTAGCAAGTGCCGCTACGTCCGCTAACGACTTCATTGATTATACCTACTACGCAGGTAACCCTGTGGCGAACTTCTACGCCTCCTCGCCGCTGGAATCAGCCTATGTAGAAGCCAACCGAGGTATTCACCTACCGAACATCGGCAAGTCTCAGTTTATCAAAGACGTTTGCACGATGACCGCAGCAAGTAGTGCGACAGGCACTAGTAATCAGAATCAGCGCTTGTTGTTAGCTGATTATCTGATGTATTACCCGTTCATTGATACGGACGCGGTAGGTGAGCAACAAGACATGGTCCAGACCAACCCCCTACCAAGCCGGTATCCTCAGGGCGGTAAAATCATGTGCGTCGCTCAATCAGCCAGTTCCACCAACGGTACCTTCACCGTGTCCTACACTAATCAGGATGGTGTGGCTGGGCGCACTACGCAAGCAACGAACACCAAGATCGTCGCTGGTGGCGGGATTCTTCTGAACTCCATAAACAACGCATCAACCGGATCGTTGCCTTTCCTTGACCTTCAAGGGGGTGACTCCGGTGTCCGGTCAATCGAGTCCGTAACCTTCACGGCAGCGGGTGGCGGTCTGATGGCGCTGGTAATCGTCAAGCCTATCCTAGGCACCTTAGCTACTCAAGAGTGTCGGCGTACTACGGCCACAGTGTTCGACAGTTACGGCGCGGCAACACATGTTGAGGCACTGATTCACATGCCGATTTTTGAAGTGAAGTCGGGTGCCGTCTTGGGATTCATCAGTTTGGGTAACGCTGGTTCACTGGCGTCTTCTATTTTAACAGGCGTCCTCACGACGCAATGGAGCACATAATGGGCTGGACTTCACAAGACGACATGATTAACCAGATGACTTCCAACGGCAAGACCGACGGATTCATTTTCCAGAAGAACTTTGTTGCGGCGGGAGTTGCCGGACACTGGCAGCATCTGACTAACTCCGCAGGTAGCCCTCCAGCGGCCACCTTTGGCGGTACGGAATTGACCTTCACCGCGACGGATAACGCCTGGGCAGAAGGTTCGGTCAATCTAAGCGGTGACGTTGCTCCGGCTACCAAACACCTTACGGCGATGGGCGGCTCAATCATTGCAGCAGCTGGGGCACCCTGGTTCATCCTACCCGTGGACTTAATCGGCTACGCCAAGCTGACCACGACCAACGTCTCTACGACCGGCGCTAAGACGGTTACGATGACGCCGATCGGCAGCACGGCGGCAAAGGTAGATCGCTATCCTGAGGGTGCGGGGCTGAGGCTGTTCGTCGCCGCTTACGCCGCGATGGGCGCAAATGCTCCAACAATGCAAGTAGCCTACACCAACTCAGCCGGTGCGACCGGACGGGTGACGACTGCGGGTTGCGTATCGACAGCATCAGCGACCAACGGCACACTCCTGAATTCAGGCAACGCGGCGAACAAGTATGGCCCATTCCTTCCGCTGCAAGGCAATGACGTAGGTGTCAAGGACATTGAAACCTTGACATGGGGCGGCACGGCGCATGCGTCCGGCTCAGTAATTATTGGCTTGTGTTACCCGCTGGCATCCTTGCCAATTCCCGTACCACAGACGGGTCTGTTCAACCTGTTCGATTACGTCAATACGGTTCCGAGTTTCCCCAAGCTACGTGATGGATGCAACCTCCAGTTCCTGGTATTCAACACGGGCGCGACGACTTCCGGCGGTACGTTCTACGCGTCGGGTCAATACGGTTGGGGTGGCTAAATGGGCCTGCTTGGCAACGGAAGGCGAGAGAACTTTACGGGGCGTATCACTACGGCTACGACGCAGCTTAATGGCGCGAACTTCTCTTGCCTGCCTTCCAGCTACAACCTTGCCTCGTTCAAGCGCAATCAACTCGCGGGAGAGGCCGGGTTCAATACGCAAGCCTCTATTCCTGCAGGCACACGCCACCCGGTAGCATGGCTCATGCCACGAGTAGCCGGGGGACTGGCAAGCCATAATGAGGCTGGTTTCTCGGTTACGACAACGGGAACGGGTATTTACGGTCGTAACCTCAGCGCCAATCTGACCCTGGATATGGCGGTTGACCAAGCGGCTCTCGCGCTAGTGGTAGGTGGGGTAGCCTCTATTTCCATGGGTTTTACGATTGAGAATCCAGTCATCGTCGGCGCATTACTAGCACAAGCGAGCTTTACCGGACCGAGCTTTACCATGACTCCGGTGCTAGGCGCACAATCGGGCCTAGGTGCTACACTGACGATGACCTTCACACCCACGGCCACGGCAACAGCTAACGGGTTTATATCAGCTACTATTTCTGGGCAAGGGGAAGCGGTTACTCCCCAGAGCGTAGCGAATGAGGTTTGGAACTCGGTGGCGGCGGTATTCAATGTTGCAGGCACGATGGGTAACAAGGTCAATTCGGCCGCGTCCGCCGGTGACCCCTGGACTACTATTCTACCTGGGTCCTACTTAGCGGGTACCGCTGGACAAATCATTGGCACTCTGCAGAATGATATTAATCTTCATACTGATTCGGCTCTTGTAGATATAGACGAAGAGGTTGATCGGCTGTCCTTCTATGGTGCCGTGCATGTTGATTCAGTCAACGGATCATCAGGCACTGCTTGGCCGCTAGGCACTCCCGCTCACCCAGTAAATAACTTACCTGCTGCTCGGGCTATAGCCTTTGCCAATGGCTTCAATGCGTTCTTACTAACTGGTAGCTTCTCCGCGGACGACGGCTTTGACAACGCAGTGCTACGTGGAGAAACGGGATTTACGGCGGACTCGTTTGATCTGAACCTTAAAGTGTTCAACTCTTGCCGTATAGAAAACATGACAGTGACAGGCTCCATGGGCCTGTTGTCAAACCCCGCAAACGTCTTCAGTGGTTGTTACCTGCAAAACGTGTATAATGTTCAAGGCGAGGTCGACGCGGGTCGTATGGAGGCTGACATCTTTATCGCGCCAGGTAAAACGCTCTCAGTCGCCGGAACAATTGTTGAAGGCGACTTTACCGTGCTTGACATGGGTAGTCACGCAAGTACGGTCTTCTCGGCTGACTTGGCGAGCGGTTCGGTTTTGATTAAGAATGCAGTTGCTGGGAGCCTCGCTGAAATGAACATATCTGGTGGAGACATCACACTAGACGTTTCCTGTACAGGTGGAGAGTACTGGATTGAAGGGTATGGCGCGTTCTATAATGAATCCACTATGACCGAGAAGGGCAACCAACTGATTACCACCGTACTGCTGGCTGAAATGAATGCCGCTCCAGTGGCCGTAAATACTGTTCAAATGAATAGCACTGAAATAATCGGTAAGGGGCTTTCTACTGATAAATTCCGAGGTGTCGGAGAACCCGCCTAATGTTCAGTACCAACTCCTTCTCTCAGGCTTCATTCAGTACTAACGCATTCAAGCAATCACAAGTTGCTCCGGGTGATTGTAAGTTCTGGGCTGTTGGTGTCTGGTCTAAGGGTTTTTGGGCCAATGGCTTCTGGTGTGATGGCGCTACTAAAGTAGAGGCTCGGTCAGGCTATTGGCGCGCATTTTTCTATCAATTACAAGAAGAGGAATTGAAAAAGCATGAGCAAAAGCAAAGAGAAGAAGCGCAGAAAAGAACGGGCCAAGGCTCGGAAACAAAACCCGTGGAGCCCAAGCTCCGAGTTGTCAAAAAGCCTCGCCGGGAAATAGACGTAGAAATCTGGGTTCCACCCGTTTTACCGAAACCGGTCTACGTAAAACCGCCTCGCGTGGAAATCCCCCCAATCACGCAGTTTTTAAATATAATTAGTAATGAATTTAGAAGCTGGCTGAATCCCTATGAGTCTCGGCTTACGGATTGGGAAGCGACAGAAGCGGCTAATGATGACGAACACGATATTGAATTGCTGCTACTCGCAGCCTAACCTGAGGAGAAAGTAATGGGACGTCTCGCTAAAGTAATGGGTGGCCAAGCTCAACCCGGCTTGAAGGCTTACAAAGATGGCGGCAAAGTCAAGCATGAAGATATTGCTGAAGACAAGAAGCTCATCGCCGCTGAATTCAAGAAAAAGGGTCTGAAGAAAGGCGGTAAGTGCAAATGAAATATCTCGTCACCACGTCAGACGGCACGCAGACCGTTGTAGAAAGCGACAAGAGCCTCGCTCACTTTTCTGTCGGTTATAACCTGTCTACCGACATTCAGCCTATCATTGATGAAGACGAGGTTGAAGTTAAACCCACACCTAAGAAGCCGAAGACCAAGTGAATCAAAACCTGGTAGCTAAGTTCATAGGTAGTATCAAAGATCAACAACTCGGTGTTGCTGAAGCGTCCATGATGCGCCCCAAGTCCGATCCGTTCGAACATGGGGTGCAAACTGGGCGTTATCAAGGTCTCCAACTCGCGCTGGAAATCCTTGAATCATTATTGCGCGATGAAATCCAGAAGGAGTATCAATCTTGAATAAAAAAGATTACATCCAGCACCACTTCCCCCAGGTAGACCCAGGCGCTAAACCGGCTGGAGCGAAAATCCTGGTGCAACTTCGCACCTTGAAAGAAAAGACCCAAGGTGGTATCGTCCTCGTAGAAGACACGAAGGACTTTAACAACGGTAACACCCAGATTGGGCTGGTCGTCGCAGTCGGAGGAATAGCCTTTAGGGACCGTTCTTCGGGTGAAGAGTGGAAAGAGGGAGCTTGGGCTAAGGTGGGTGACTTGGTTATCCTACCGCGCTGGGGAGGCTTCCGTTTCGAGGCTCCTATTGCTGAGCAAAAAGAGAAGGCTATCTTCGCCGTGTTCGATGATACGAACGTGCAACTGGTGGTGGAGAGCAACTTCGAATCGTTTGATCAACTGCTGTAATTTGTGTGAAAGAATACACAATGGAAAATGAAGACAAGAAAGACGACTTGGTCGTCAAGGAACTCGATGACGGCTCTCTCCAAATTGGCGAGGACGCGAAACCCGATCTGAAGGAAGAAACCAAAGACGACGAACGAGTCGCCACCAATGAGTCTTCGGATGATGACGAAACCGGTCATGACGAGGAAACTCAAGAAGAAGCCGACGCTCGCCGCGAACGCAACCGTGCTCGCCGTGTTCAAAACAAGGCCAGCCGTAAGGAATACGTAGAATCCCTCAAGCGTGAACTAGCCTCTCGCGATGAGATGCTGAATGAACTGTCCACTCGACTCGCTTCGGTGGAACAGCATTCCGTCGGTAATCAGGCGGCTCAGCTCGATTCAGCCATTACTGAAGCGTCGAATTACTACACGCATTTCAAGGAAATCAATCGTAAGGCGATTGAGATGGCTGATGGCGCTACAGCCGTAGACGCCCAGGAAAAGATGTTCGCCGCCCAGAACCGATTCAACATGTTGCAAAATGCCAAGAAGAACATGGGGACTAAGGTTCAACAGCAGCCGAAGCCTCTTGATCCGCGCATGGCGAAAAATGCCAACGCCTGGATTGAAAAGAATTCGTGGTATGATCCGGCAGGTAGTGATGCCGATAGTGACCTGGTGATGAAGATTGACAATCGCCTCGTACAGGAAGGCTGGAACCCGACGACCTCTGAGTATTGGGAGGAGTTGGATTCACGGGTTAAAAAATACTTGCCTCACCGCGCTATTTCAGGGTATAATCGTACTCCAGGTAATCAGCCCTCGAAACCTCGTGTTCCGGTGGCCGGTTCAGGAACGGAATCGGGCGCTGCGCCCAAGGGGACTTACCGTCTATCCGCAGAGCGAGTTCAAGCTCTGAAAGATGCCGGTACTTTTGATGATCCCGCCAAACGCGCAGACGCCATTCGGCGATTCCAAGAATATGACCGTACACACGGTTCGAACAAATAAGGAGACATGACATGGCTAATCCAATCAAAGACACCTTCGGTGATGACCGCCTTAAGAAGGATGCAGGCCAGTCGGTACGTGGCTCTCGTGATAGCGCGGATGTTGATCGCGTTCAGCAAGATGGAAGTGCCCTAACAGCTTCAGAGCGCAGACGCGCCTTGCGGCAAGACTGGGTACAAGAAGTTCTCCCGACTCCCCCGAAACTCCCAGGCTTTCATTGTTGCTGGCTGAGTACGACCAACAGTACCGATCCGGTTTATAAGCGGATTCAGCGTGGTTATGCTCCGGTAAAAGCATCAGAAGTCCCGGCATTCGGTGCCCAGTTCATGGCCACCGGCGGCGAGTTTGACGGATGTATCGCCTGCAATGAGATGTTGCTGTTCAAGATTCCTACCGAAACGTACCAGGATCTGATGATGATTTATCACCATGATATGCCGATGGAACAAGAAGCCTCCATTCGCGACCAGGTTTCAGCCCGGAATGATGAAGACAGCGAAGGTCGACGACTCTCGCAGGTGGAAGGGGACTTCAACAATCTCGGACGCGGTAACTCCCGCAATCCTACCTTCATTTAGTAAAGGAATAGATCATGAGTACTTTTGCTTCTCCGTCGGGCGTACGCGCTGTCTATCATCCCTCTGGGACGATTCGGACTCGCGTTATGTCTGGTTTCACTTCGATTCCGAGCGCCGCCGTTTACAAGGGCGACTTGGTCAAACTTACTGGTGATGGCGCTATCGCTGCTATCATCGCCGCCAATGACGCCGCGTATGGTATCTTTGACGGTTGTCGCTACAATGACGCTACCGGCAAGCCGACGTATTCAGCTTACTGGCCGGCATCGCTGTCGGGTGTGACTCAGATTGAATGGTATGTTATTCCGTTTGATCCGCTTCTGGAATGCGAAATTCAGGCAGGTGGCGCGGTGGCTGTTACGGCTATCGGCGATTCGGCTGATATCGTGATCGCTGCCGGCAACGTCAATACAGGCGTGACGGGTTCGTACATGAACTCCACCCTCAAGGGCGCGGCTGCGGTAGGCAACTTCCGCATCATGGGTTTGGCTCCGTATGCTGACAACGCGTGGGGTGATGCCTACACGATCGTCCGTGTCCAGATCGCCAAGAACCAACTGTTGACTGAAGTCAACTCTATCTAAGGGGCTGAAAATGAAAAAGATGTTCTTTGGCTTCCTTGAAAGCCTCTTCGCAATCCTGACCATGTTCATGGCTCGTACGGGCCTGATCGCTTGTGCTGTTCCCATGCGCAGTTCCGACTTCCGTTCGATTGTGGAGCCTATCCTCAATCAAGCGTTCGACGGGGTCTACGACCAACGCGCTGACGAGTACAAACAGATCTTCACCGAGAGTCCGGGCATCGCTCGAGCTTATCATGAAGAGCCTATGTTGTACGGTATGGGTTCGGCTCCGGCACTTCCTGATAGCACGCCGGTTACGTATGATGCAGGTGGTCAGCTGTTCGTGAAACGCTATCCGTACGAAGTGTATGGTCTGGCCTTCGCGCTGACTAAGGTGCTGGTCGAAGACGGTGATCACATCCGTATCGGCTCGACCTTCTCCAAGCACCTGGCTCAGTCGATGACCGAGACGCTGGAAACGATTCACGCCAATCACCTGAACCGCGCTTTTACTAGTACGTATCAAGGCGGCGACGGTTCGGCGCTCTGCGTCAACAATCATGCTGCGGCTCTCGCCGTTGCGGCTGGTGATCCGTCGGCTAGCAACCTGCTGGCTACTTCAGCAGCGCTGTCGCAAACGTCGCTGGAACAGATGATGGTCCAGATTCGTCAAGCGGCTGATCCGCGTGGTAAGAAGATTCGCCTCACACCGAAGAAGCTGGTAGTCGCGCCTGGCAACATGCTCCAGGCCGAAGTCCTGCTGAAGAGTGTGCTGCGTGCGGGTACGAACAACAACGACCTCAACCCCGTCAAGTCGATGGGTATGCTGTCGGATGTGGTCGTCCTGTCCCGTCTCACCTCGGCCACTGCCTGGTTCGTCCAGACCGATGCGTCGGAAGGTATGAAGACCCTGTGGCGTCGCAAGATCGAGAAGTCAATGGAAGGCGACTTCGAGACCGACAGCGTCCGCTACAAGAGCACGATGCGCTTCGGTTCGGGTTGGACCGATTGGCGCGCAATGTTCGGTACTCCGGGTACCTGATGTAGTAATCTACTCCCCGGCCTTCGCTGGGGAGTTTTCACATTCACCTGAGTGGTTCAAGCCACAAGGAGATTCAAATGCAAGTTTCTGATGATATCATGTTGGGTCCGGTCAATTCGGGCAAAATCAATTCAGACGGTCCGAGTGAGATGGAACTCGGCGTAGGTCCGATGGGTCGCAATTACATTTACGACGTCGTGCCTGTCACGCTTCAAGCCTCTGGCCTGTCTACTACGGCGGCGGTGGCTTCGGGCGCTTCTCTCGTGATGGTCGCGGGTACGGGCGTAACTACCTCGGCAAACGGCGACGGTACGCTTCGCTATAACCTGGACGTGGCCCGTTCGGTTACGATCACGGCAGTCGGCGCCAATACGGCGACCTACAAGATCAGTGGCTTTGATATGTACGGTCAGCCGATGTCGCAGACGCTCGCGGCTCCGAATACGAGCACCGTGACTTCGACCAAGATGTTCAAGTCGGTTACCAGTATCACGAATGCCAACGCTACCGCTGCAGGTACTAACATCAATGCAGGTTTCAGTGATCTGATCGGTCTCCCATATCGCGTTACTAGCCGTGATTACATCACGTTCAATTACAACGCGACGGTTGGTCTCCTGGCCGCAGTGACCGTGGCGGATGTGACGTCTCCTGCTACCCAATCGACTACCGATGTTCGCGGTTATATCACTCTGGCTTCAGCGGCTGACGGTGTCAAGCGTCTGGTGGCGACGATTGCTCTTCCAGCTATCGCGTGTGGCCCGAATGCTACCCGTATCGGCGCGTGTGGGGTTACCCAGGTCTAGTTAGCCTTATAGGTGGAGGGGGAAACCTCTTCACTTATTATTTGGAGAAACTCATGGCTGCTGAAAAAATTGGTTATTTCCCTAGTGGCGTAACCGCTGGCGTACAGATTAAGACTGGCCCGGCTGGATTGTTCGGTGTTATTTCGACGATTACCGGCGGCGCGGTGACGATCTATGACGGCACGAGTACGAGCGGCACGATCATATTCACGCAAACGCTCGCGGCTGGTGCAATCGCACCGATCGTCGGCGGATCAGTAGGTGTCGCGGCAAAGAATGGATTGTTTCTGGTAGTGGCGGCAGGCTCAGTTATCGTCCTTTACACCTAAGAGGTTAGCATGACCACTAGCGGAACCGTCGCTTCAACTGTAATCGACACTAGCTCTCTGATAGAGCATGCGTTTCGTCGGGTGCGGGTGCTACCCTCTGCTCAAACTCCAGAAACGATCCTGATTGCCAAAGAATGTCTGTACATGCTCTTGCTCAACTTGGGCAATCGAGGATTGAATCTGTGGTGTGTTGATAAAGTATTGGTCGGTTTGCAGGCGGGTAAGGCGACTTACCTTACGCCACCCGGCACGATTGACGTATTGAATGTAGTTCATACTCAACCTGTATTTGCAAGTTCGACTTTCTCAGTAACGGTTGGAGGTGGAGTTGCTTCCCTTACTGATTCAGCAAACGGGTTGCGAGTTGGCGTGAAGTTCTCTTCCGCCTATACGGGCGCTCTTACGATTGGTAACTCGTCCGAGGGCGTAACTTACACGACGATTTCTTCAGTCGCTTCGAACACCTACGCGGCGGATCAGTATTACTGGTTTGATCTTCCGGTGATCGAAAACAAAGCCTATTATACGGTTCAGGGCTTTCTCCCCTTCCCTGTTATTTCGGACATACTAGTCGCCACTTCTCTATACGACCTCCCGATGACGCAGTGGAGTCGCGATACGTATTCGGCTATCAACGCGAAGACCCAGCAAGGTCATCCGGCTATCAATTACTTTTTCGAAAAGAAATTGACCCCGTTACTCACGCTTTGGCCGATACCCGATATCTCTACGAATCATCTTACCCTGTTCATTCATCGCCAGCCTCAGGACGTCGGTAGCCTGATTCAACAGTTGGATATACCTCAGCGATGGCTTGATGGACTGATTTGGCTGCTGGCGGCACGGTTGTGTTTTGAACTCCCGACGGTTGATCCGGCGCTTGCGCAAATGGTCGTCTCTATGTCCGACAAACAAGTGTTTGAAGCTGAGCAGGGCGAAACGGACGGTGCTCCGATCTACCTGACTCCTTCAATCGGCGTGTACTCGCGATAATCATGGGACTCTACCTTCCCGTTCGAGCTAAAGGGACCGTCGCGATTGCGGTGTGCGGACGATGCCAGAAAAAGATTTACTATGATCAGCTAACGCGTGATCCGAACAATCAAAACTGGTACTGTCCCGAATGCGTCGACCTTTACGACCCTTGGAGACTACCCGCTCGCAAAGCTGAAGATATCACGCTCCAACATCCTAGACCTGATGCGAAAGTAGAATGAAATGAGCGAAGCCCTTACCTATGATTCTCTGCTCACGGACGTAGCCCTTTACGCCGAGCGTAATGATAGCCCTTTCATCACTCAGATACCGCGATTCGTCATGATGGCTGAAAACCGCCTGGCGTCGGAAGTCCGCGGATTGGGATTGCAAAAATATGCGAAAGGGACGCTTTCGGGGGCGACGATGGCTAAGCCTAGCCGTTGGCGCGAGACCGTAAGTTTGAGCGTCCTCGCGGGTGGCTCTATGGCGTTTTTGCAGCCTAGAACATACGATTATTGCCGGGCGTTTTGGCCTAACCCTGCTGAGCAGGCTGTTCCGCGATACTATGCCGATTACGAATACGAACATTACCTATTCGTCCCGACTCCTGATTTGCCTTACGAATTCGAAATCGCGTACTATGAGCGTCCCGAGCCTCTGAGCGTAAACAATCAGACTAACTGGATTACTCAGTACGCGCCCCAACTTCTGCTCTACGCGACGCTTTTGGAAGCTCAACCGTTCTTGAAGCGTCCAGAGCGCATTGCCGAATTCCAGGCACTTTATGACCGGGCGTTGCAGGGTATTGCTCAAGAAACAACTCGTCGAATCAGTGGGGACAGAGCCGCTACGTCCCGTTCAGGAGAATAAGGATGACTACGTATACCGAAGTTTTTGGCGGACAGACGATACCGTCGGCGGATAGCTCGTACGGAGCCGTAACGCTCACGGCAAATCAACAGTTTTACTGGCCGGAGGTAAGTTCTGGAACATACCTGTTGTATGATGTGTTGGACGTATACGCTTCGGGAGCTTACGAGATTACTTTCCCGTCAGCGATGGAAGTGTCCGTCGGGCGCTCTATCATGTTCAACAACTTGAGCGCATTTACGATCATCCTGAAAGATAGCCTCGGAACTCAGATAGGTACGTTGCTGACGGGCGAAGTCCGGGCGATTTACCTGGTAGATAATACAACTGTTCAAGGTGACTGGGAAGTAATCGGCCTGGGTTCGAGCACCACGGTGGCTGATGCTTCAGCGCTTGCCGGTGCGGGCTTGAAAGTAATCTCTTCGCAACTCGCTCAGAATTATGACGCGGTTAGCCTGTCGGCGACCACGTATAGCCTGATGATTACGGATCGAGCAAAAACCCTGATTTCATACGGGGGCGCACTAACGCTGAACTTGATTGACGCGCTGACGGCAACTAACGGCTATATATTCTCGTTGTCTAATCAAGGTACGGGTGCGATTACGATCAATCCGTCAGGTTCAGAATTGGTAGATGAGCTACTGACTAAAGACCTCGCACCGGGTGAATCGACTTTCCTCGTGTGCAACGGCACGAAGTGGGTCACGGTCGGTCACGGACGCAGTACTCAGTTTCAATTCACGAAATTGGTGTTAGATATTTCTACCGGAACCCCCTTCACGCTGACGAGCGTTCAGGCTCAGAACAAACTGATTCAGTTCATCGGCACGACGACTTCAAACGTGATTGTAAATGTTCCAGCGGTCGTGGCGGTTTATTACATTCAATGTGCGTATGCGGGCGCCTTCACGCTTACTATCAAGACGGCTACCGGAACAAGCGTAGTACTAACCGGAACCGACCGAGCTATCATCTACTGTGATGGTATCGACGTGGTGTTGGCTCAGACCTCGGCGGCTCCGGCGAACACGCTTTCAGGTGGGGCGTCGGGTTCCGTAGTTTATCAGTCTGCCCCGAACGTGACTGCTTTTACCGCACCTGGAAGCGCTGGACAGCTACTGATCTCGGGAGGAGCAGGAACACCGACTTGGACATCCACACCTACGGTTACAGGTTTATCGGATAGTGGTAATTTAACTTTCCTTGGAACCGCCAACCGCATCACAGGCGACTTTAGCAATACAACTATTGCTAATCGGGTGACGTTCCAGACGAGTACGGTTAACGGTATTACACAACTTTCAGCTATTCCAAATGGAACCGGGACACACGCGAGCTATGATGCATATAGCAATTCCGACGTAACAAATACAGCTATGGGTCGACTTGCGGCGACCGCAACTGACGTCAGGCTTAATAGTACAGTTGTTGGTGCTGCTTCGTTCCTTCCAATGACCTTCTACACAGGAGGCAATGAGAGACTTCGGATTGATACTAGCGGGAATGTTGGTATTGGTGTTACACCATCTGTAAGATGCCACATTAAGGGGGCTGGTAATACCTCCGCGACGTATGTAGTCGCAGTACAAAACTCCGACGCTGCAAATATACTCACACTGCAAGATGACAAGACGGCTTCCTTCTTTGGGAGCACCACTGTTAACGCTCCAGCAGGTATAGGCTACGGAGCCGGAGCAGGTGGAACAGTTACTCAAGCGACGAGTAAATCAACTATGGTTACGCTTCATAAACCATGTGGTCAGATCACGATGAATGATGCTTCTCTGGCAGCTGGAGCGACAGTGCAATTCACTTGCAGCAACTCTCTAGTATCCGCAAATGATTTAGTTATTGCTGCTTCAAATGACCCCGCTACCTACAGTGTAAGAACAGCAGCCTCGGCTGGGACAATATACTTTGTCGTCAAAAATGAGACCGGCTCCCCTGCTGCGGTCGCTGTAATTATTAACTTCGCCGTCATCAAAGGAGCTGTAGCATGATCTTAAAACAAGTCATTCACTATCCTGATTCCAACTCAGTCGAAGCCACTTGGGTTGATTCCGAAGATGTGCAAGTTCGCTGCCATAGTTACGCCGATGTACAGATGGATATGCTGCGAGAAGACTTAAGCGATGATGCTGCTGAGTACGCAGAACTTATTGCTATGGTGGAAGCTGGAATTAAACCGGCTGACCCGGTAGTTATACCTCCTATCAGCGTATCCCCTCGCCAGATTCGTCAAGCACTTACTGCGGCAGGGCTACGTACTTCTGTGGAGGCTGCAATTGCCGGGAATACTCAGGACATTAAAGACTGGTATGAGTTCGCAACTACGTTTGAGGAAGATCATCCTACGGTAATCGTACTTGCTGAGTATCTTCTGGTGAGTAAAGAAGATTTGCACAACCTATTTGTTCTGGCAGCTTCACTGTGATGTACCTTAAGTACGTCATCCTAGTCCTAGTAAGCCTCCTGGTTTCATTCCTGAATTACTTCCTAGCTCCGGTAGCTGTCCTCTTTGCTTCTGAGGATGGATGGCTACCCAAGTGGTTATGGTGGTTCCAGACACCGGGAGATAGCCTTGATGGGGATAATGGATGGAAGGAAGAACACCGTCGCTTCAAGGTAGAGGATAAGCCTTGGAAGCGTTGGTACAACCGAACCACTTGGCTCTACCGGAACTCCATGTATGGCTTTGCTATTGACATTCTAGGGGCAAAAGTGTATAATACTGATACCTTAGAAATCATAGGGGATACTCAGGTATCTAATAGACCGATCCTCAACGGCCTCGTCCGACGCACCCTTATCCGCAGCGGCAGGCCTGTGTACTTTCAATGGTACTACGTCCGGCGCTGGGGGTCTTCGATGAAGTGTCTGCGCATCAACCTCGGCTGGAAACTCTGGGGCGATTTCCGCACCACCAAACCTCAGCTGACCTTTTCCCCCAACCCTTTCATGGGCATATCTGAAGCATAATACAGGTTTAATAAATCAGGGTAATGCGCTATAATATCTTGAAATCAGTAATTTAGGAGATTTTCATGGCTGTTCCGTATAGCTGGAGTTTACCGTATTGGAGCGGCTTGGCATCTCCCATGGCTTCTAAGTCCCAGCTTTATAACTCATGGCTGAATTCGTCTAACGACGAGGCTTCCAGCCCTCTTAGCCAGACGGCGGCGGATAACGCTAAAGCACAAGCCAAGGCGCTCGCTGATGCGAAGCTCTTAGCCGAACGCCAATCCCCCTTTCAAGACTCAATTGGGGGTACTTCGCAGACTTCTAGCCCGACTTTTAATCAGGCTCCTACCGAAGATAGCGAAATGCTCGCGACCGAAGGATATGGTCTGCCCGGATGGATGAGTAGCGGGTTGGGTGCCGCTGCGTCCGTCGGTTTAAATTACGCAGGTGTTCCGAGTCCGATCGCAGGAACAATCGGTTCCATTGTCGGTCAAAAAGCCGGTAACGGTATTGATACGGATAAGATGATCAATATGGGGATCGGTAAAGCTATCTCTGCGATTAATCCTATGGCTGGAATGGCTTACGGACTAGCCAACCTGTTCGGACTTAATACGGCTCAAGGTTTCAGAGATACAATGCGTTCGGATATTGACGAGCGTTATGATGCGGGATATAATGGTGGGTTTTGGGGTAACGGGTCGTGGTCGCCAGAAGCTCCTGATAGTCCTACCCAAACCTATAGTGGCTCAGGAATTGGCAATACGGCGGGTCCAGGCTCGGGAGGCATTAGCGTCGGGGATGCGTACGGGGTAACTGGATTTGGTCCCAACCTAGGCGCGTCTGATTCAGGTTCCAGCGTCGTAGACTACGGTGGATTGAACACGGGATCAGGTTCAGGTTTTGATTCAGGTTCGTGGAGTGGCGGTTCCTCTAGCAATGAGAGTCAGGGGACGGACGCTGGATCAGATACGAGCTATAGCGGCTGGAAGTCTGGCGGTTCCGTCGGGCCTCTGAGTAGAGCGCGATAATGATCACTCCTTTCCAAGAGTCCTCTCTGGTCTCGGCGGGGGATTGCTTTGAGCACTGGCACTCGGCGGATCGAGTTTTGGATCACGTCTCGGTTCTATCGCTACAGGGCGCGTCTCCGGCGTTTTCGGTATCGGAAAACTTTACGGTCACGCTTCAACAAGATTTCATATTAGTTGATACGACTCTAAAAAGTATCACGATCTCCCTTCCGCTCGCGAGTAACGGGCGTGAAATAGAGATTATGAAAAATGCTAGACCCAATACGCTGATCATTCAATCCTCAGGACTAGATTTGATATTAGATTCGTCTGAAGTTCGAGTTTATAATTATGGCACCTCTTTACGATTCAAGGCGACCTCTTTTGGCTGGATTATGATATGAGCTATATAAGTCCTGAACAGACGGCCTATAAAGATGGCGCTAATTTAGATGCCTTTGGGCGGCTGCGTACGTCTGTGGGCGCTCCGCTATTCGGCATGTCTCAGGAGTATTCATCCCATCAGTTAGTCTGGGATTCGTATACCGTATCTGGAGGTACATCGACTCATAGCTCGATTACAAATAGCTCCACTCTAGCTACTAATAGTTCTACATCAGGTGCTAGAGCACTTCGCCAGACCAAGACGTATTGGCGCTATACGCCTGGCAAGTCACAATTGATAAAGATGACCGGCGTACTAAATTCTAGCGGAACGGCTTCGGGAGCCGCCTATTCGGCGCTCGGATATTATGATGATCGCAACGGGCTGTTCTTTAAATATTCAGCTTCGGGCGTTAGCGTCGCTGAACGGTCAGATGTTTCAGGTTCAGTGATAGAAACCTCCGTAAGTCAAACAAGTTGGAATGTTGATAAGTTTGATGGCACGGGACCGAGTGGTAAAACGGTCGATTGGACGAAAACGCAGATCTTTATCATTGATCTCCAATGGCTGGGCGCAGGGCGTGTCCGTTACGCGTTAGATATAGATGGTCAGATGTGGATTGCCCATCAGTCCGTACACGCGAACTTATTTCCAAGCGTGTACATGGCTACTGCTGATTTGCCGGTGCGTTACGAGGTATTTAATTCAGGCGGGGAGGGTGCAAATATAGCCCTCAACGCTATATGTTCTTCAATTGAATCCGAAGGCGGTATAGATGAAGGCTCGGTATATCCGTTTTCATACGCGGCCTATCTCACGCCTAAGGCCATTGACGCCACTTTACGCCCACTAACTTCCCGACGTCTGCGTGATACCTTTAATGGTAAAACGGCCAGAGCACGAACGAAATTACTTTCATTTTCTATATTTACTTCCGCTGATATCTATTGGGAAATACGATACAATCCGACTATCACACTCGGCGCGGGCGGTATAATTACGACGGCAAACGTGGATACGACGTACTCCCAATGTGAGTATGACACATATGCGGGGGCGTTGAATACTCTCGCCGGAGGGGTGATACTTTATAATGGCTTTGTCACCGCCGGACTGGGTCAGACTCGAGGGTTTGCAAGTGTTCAAGGGACAAACTCTATTATACAGCTGGCACGAACGTACGCCAATGTCCGAGATTCATTTACATTGAGCGCTAGAACTATTACGGGCAATAGTAACGTATCCGTTACGGTTCAGTTTGAGGAACAATATTGATGGCTGATAATCAAAACGCGGATGAAATGGTATTCACGCTGCTGCCTCAACCCGGCATCAAGCGCGACGGAACCCTATTGGAAGGCGAGTATTGCTCCGACGGCCAATGGGTTCGGTTTCAGCGCGGTAAGGCCAAAAAGATGGGCGGGTATCGCCGCGTAACCGATCAGCTGTCCGGACCGATACGTAAGTTCCTTCTCTGGTCACGTAAAGACCTGAACTCATGCCTCTGTTTTTCTCAAGCCAATATCGAAACGCTCCTAGTTGATAACAACGTCGTCGGGAATGATATTCACGACCGAACCCCCGTAGGTTTTGTAGATGACGTGGACAACCTCTGGACCGCTGATACCCAGTATGATGAAGCGGTAGGAACGCAGGGTACGATCATCGTGGCGCATTGCAATCAGGCTTTGCGGAGTATTGACGACGATCGGGCCACTAAGCCTTACTGGGCGATGGCTAACTCGGCTACCTCCGTATTTGCGACGATCACGGACGCTCCGGCAGTGTCGGGCGGCGTATTTTCAGTAGCTCCGTATACGATTGCCTACGGTTCAGACGGTTTGGTCGCTTGGTCGGACGCTAATCAACCGCAAGTGTGGAGCACGAGTACTATCCCCGGCGACGCGGGTGCGGACAGAGTAACCGGCGCTAAGATCGTCGCGGGTCTCCCACTGCGAGCCGGGCAAACGGCAGCTATCCTCTGGTCGCTTGATTCAGTCATTCGCATGGATTACGTCGGTGGTCAAGCTATCTGGCGCTTCTCTACCCTCTCTACTCAATCGAGTATCCTCGCGCAGAACAGCGTCATTGAATATGACGGTATCTATTTTTGGATAGGCGTGGATAGGTTTTTGTATTTCGACAGCTCGGTAAAAGAGTTGCAAAATGATTTGAATCAAAACTGGTTCTTTGATAACCTGAATTATGCTCAACGCCAGAAGATCTGGGCGACTAAGATACCTCGCTTCGGGGAGATCATTTGGCATTATCCTCGCGGGGATTCGACGGAATGTAATGCGACAATCGTGTTCAATACGAGATTGAAAACGTGGTACGATAATTCTATCTCTCGGGCTGCGGGTTTCTACTCACAAATTGTTCAGTATCCGGTCTGGGCGGGTTCAGAAAAAGAGCCCTCGGGTAAGTACGGATTGTATCAACACGAGTTTGGGTACAACGCCGTTCTCGGGGATAATGAAAACGCGATTGAGAGCTATTTCACCACGCAGAACTTCGGCTATCCTACGGGCGGCGTCGGTGATAGCCCTCAGGGCGTTAGTAAATGGACACGGCTTACGCGAGTTGAGCCTGATTTTATTCAGACCGGGGATATGACGGTGTCGGTAATCGGCTATGAATTTGCACAAGCGCCTATGGAACCCATAACGTCGTATACGTTTACGTCTTCAACGGGTAAGGTAGACATGCGGGAACAGCGGCGGCACATACTTTTAAAATTTGAAAGCAATGTGCTAAACGGGTTTTATGAGGCTGGAAAGGTTATAATTCATACCGAACCCGGCGACAACAGGTCCTAAGGAGTATATTATGTTTGAAGATTTCGATTTGTCTGGAATGAACTTTGATTACGACCCCGTAGACATATGGGAGACGGCTACGGATAATTGGTCGCCAGTCCAGGCTTACACGGACTTTTCTTCGCTGGGGGATTCAGCATATTCGATGTTCGATAATACGGACTGGAATCCGGTGCAAGCGTTCGGAGAAAGCTCTTGGAACCCGGCCTCCGCGTACGACGAAATCCCGAGTTTTCAGGACACGTCGATGTATGATCAAGGCGGATATCAAGGGCTGGGTATCGGTAATCCGAGTAGCTATACCAGCTCTCCCATATCCGAGCCTAGCTACCTCGATCAGGCTAATAGCTATCTCCAGCAAGCTGGCTCTTTCATGGGGTCTCCTGGCGGTAAGCTCCTGGCCGGACTAGGCGGCGCGGGAATTTCAGCACTCGGCGCTATGAAGCAAAACAAACTGCTGAAAGAAGCCCAGCGGAAACAAGCTGAAGAGCTAGCGGCTCGGCAAGCGGCGGCAAGTGTTTACAACGCACCTCTTCGACTGGCTAACCCGCGTACAGCGGCAACCCCGACCGCAAGACGCGGTGAATCAGCCTTCTTCACCAATAATCAACTCCCCTCGTATTTCGCTGAAGGCGGCAGTACTGGAGGTTTGAGTAACCTACGTAAATACGCGCAGGGTCGGGATATTGAAAAAATGTTGCGTGAATCGGAAGACGCGCCTCAGGTTTCCGCGACTGAACGTGCTCCGTCAAGAGGTTCTGAAGCTGACGCCTATGCTGCTGAGACCGCAAGGCTTGAAGCGGAGGCTCTCGCGAATGCTCTTAAGCGGTTGCAGCCTGCCAAGAAAAAGAACTTCCTCGGCTTCTGCGAAGGTGGCGCTCTCGGGTACGTTAGAGGTGGCGCGTCGGGTCAAGCAGACACCGTCAATGCAAAGGTGTCAGACGGCGAATACGTGATGGACGCGGACGTCGTCTCGGCGCTCGGGGACGGTAATAATGACGCAGGCGCGGCGGTTCTAGACCAGATGCGCGAGAAAGTACGTACGCACAAACGGTCAGCCCCTAAGAACAAGATTCCTCCCAAGGCTAAATCCCCACTTGAGTATATGAAGACTAAGGGAGCAAAATAATGGCTGATAATTCCTACCTGTTCGGCAACACGACACCCGCTTCGGTAACGGGCACTCTGACCGATACGGGCGCGCAACTCCCCGCATGGCTTCAGGAATATACCCGTGGGCTTGCCGGCCAGGCTACGGCAGTAGCGGGAGAAGCGTATCAGCCTTACACGGCTCCGACTAACGCGGAAACCTATGGTCAAGATGCCGGACGTATTGCGGGTTTCACTCCGGCTCAGCAACAGGCTCAGCAACAGATCGTCAATAGCCAGGGTAATTACCAACCCGCTTTGAATCTCGCCAGCCAGACGCTACCTCAGGCCGTCGGCTCGTACATGAGCCCGTATACGGACTCCGTAGTCAATCGCATCGCTCAGCTCGGTCAGCGTAACTTGAGTGAAAACCTACTCCCTCAGGTGAACAGCACTTTCACCGGCGCAGGTCAGTTCGGTTCAACTCGGAATGCCGATTTTACTAACAACGCCGTTCGTGATGCGAATGAGTCTATTCTAGGTCAGCAATCAACCGCGCTGCAAGCCGGATATACGCAGGCTCAGAACGCGGCCTTGGCGGATTTGCAACGTCAGCAGTCGCTGGCTCAGACGACGCAGCAACTGGGGCTGCAACAGGCTGGCGCGTTGGAAACCGTTGGGCAGACGCAGCAAGCGCAACAGCAACAGAACATGAATTTGGCTCAGACGGATTACACGAATCAGCTGAACTATCCGAAGACGCAACTGTCCTTCCTGTCTGATATTATTCGCGGTCAGCCGACGAACACGACGAGCTATTCGGCAGTTAGCAATCCAGGCGCGACGACGGCTCAGATGTCTCCGTTGGCGGCAGCGGCTCAAGGCTTCTTGGGAGCACGTACTCTGGCTACCACCGCGACTAAATAAGGAATCAACATGGCTGACGTTATGAATCAAGGTGCCCTGTCTCAGGTCACTAACCCGGCTGAAGCTATGGTGCCTTCGGCATCGGGCGGCAACTCGGCTATTGGTGACATGTTCAAGAACTTGCTCGCGGGATCACAGCAAAAGCAAAGCTATCTTGAGCAACAGCAAGCCGCTTACAATCAAGATATGGAACGCTATGCTCAGATGGTAGAGCAGAGCCGATCACCAGACGCTAACGAAGCGGCTACCTGGGGCGGTATGGCTCGGGCCGCGTCTCAAGTTGCTCCCACCTGGGGTAATATCGGTGCGATGATCGGCCAAGTTGGCGGCGCGTACGGAGCCGGACAGGAGGCTCAGCAACAAAACGACTTGAAGAATCAGGCCTCGCTCACGAAGATGCGTCAGGACGAAGTTCGTGCTCTGGAATCGAAAGATCAGAACGCCTCTCTAATCAAAGCGATGGGTGGTGGAGCTAAGGCTGCTACGCCGACGATTAAAGTGGTTAATGGGAAACTCGTCGCCGCTAAATGGGATCCAGTAACTCAGAGCTACGCTACCGAAGTTCTGAGCGGTTCTCAGGATGAACTCAAGGCTCGTATGTTTCAAACGTTCTACACTAAGGCCGTGTCCGCAGAACTTCCAGACCCGGAAGCCTACGCGCTCGCTCAGACGGAAAAGATGCTGAAGGAATTCGGCGGCACGACGGTAAAGGGAGAAGCGAATGCAATCCCTGGCGTGAAGTCGGCGGTTACATCTCCCGTTACGGAGGCTCTCCCAGCTGAGCGTATCGGTCCGAAAGAAGGCGGAGAGGGCACGGTAGATATCGCTCCGAGCCTGGCCAAGACGCTCTCTCCGGAAGACAAGGCAACCGTTACCCGTCTGGTGGCTAGAATCAACGCAAATCCGAACGCGGCTCAGAATGATACGCGAACTCTTCAGACGCTGCTTTCTAAGTATGACGAACGCACTCAACCGGGTGCAATCGCTCCGGCGGCAGAAGCGGCTCCGGCCCCCACCCTAAAGTATTTGGACAAGCCGAAACGGGCGATGGAAGAGGAAACTGCCAAAAAAGCGGGCACTAGTCTTGAAAAAGAACAACAAGACTTGAATATCGCCGCCGAGAGCGCTAGTCAGTTGTCTGGTCAACTTGACATGCTGAAAAAGCTGTATCAGACACCGAACATGCCTGAAGGCCAAATGGCTAAAGAGCTTCAAGGTATTCGCTCAGGCCTGAAGACGATCGGTATTGACGTCGGTCCGGAAGTCGGCGCGGCGGACTTAGCTTCGTCTATCAGCGGTAAGATGGCTCTGCTTTCGCGTACGGCAGAAGGCAAGAACCTGATGCCGGGTGCAATGTCGGACTTCGAACAGAAGATCTTGCGCGGTCTCGTACCTGGTCTTGAAGGGACCGCCGAAGGTCGTTCGGCTCTAATTGATCTGATGCAAAACATGACTAAGACGCGTATGCGGTTTGCGGAAGAAGCTAATAAAATGGCGACCGAGAATAGAGGTATCATTCCTCCAGAATGGAATCAGCGTAAGCAACGCTTGATGAAGGAAGAAATGGCGAAACTGGCACAACTCAATACTCAGATCGCAGCGCGTTTTCAAGGGGCTAAATAATGGCTGATCCGAATTATAGTGAAATGAGCGATGAAGAGCTTGATCGTATCATCGAAGGTATCCGCCCGGAAGCGGCGCTCAATCCCGTAGTCGGTCCCGTAGTCTCGGCCGTCGGTAAATTAGCGCAGGGACAACCGATCAAGGCCGACGCTTCAATGGGGATGAACCCAGTTCAGCTCGGACTGGCGGGCATCGGCTCCAACTTGAATGAAATGTATCAAGGGCTCAAAGAAAAAGGTCAGATGGCTTTTGCGCCGGAAGGCGTAGAAGGTGCTGACCTATTGGCTAAGATTCAAGCCGACCGTGCCGAGCGTGCGGACCTCAATAAAGAACTGTTTTCTAATCCTGAAGCTCAAGCCGGTCGGTTCCTGGGCCAAGCGGTCACGGCAGCAGCGGCTCCCGCTAGAATACCCGCCCAGATGGCCTTAGAGGGTGCGCTCAGCTTTGCTCAGCCAGGCAGTACGACACCTAAAGGTATCGGCAGTGAACTACTGAATTCGGCGTATCAGGGTGGAGTTGGTGCGGGTACGATAGGGGTGATCGGTAAGGGCGTTCAAGGTCTAGGTAAGACGGCGGGTGCCGGCATGGGACGCTACACACCCGAAGGCGAAATTGCCATGCGTACTAAAGCGGCGGGTGAGCGTCTCGGGTTGCCGCCTACTAGCCTCGGACAGCTTTATCCGACGTCACCTATGGCTTCGGTTGAGCAAGCCTTACCGGGGTACGGAGAACGCGTTACAGGCCAAGCGAAAGCGCTGCGTAACGTACTCGACAAGCCTCTTCAATTACCCGAAGGCGAGGTACGGGACGTCGGTCGCGCTTACGTAGACGAATTGGCGGCAGCGGGTCAGCAACGTATCAATCAAGGTGCTGAGAAATACAAAGCGGTTGATGAACATATCGCGGCGAACAACCTGGGTGCGCTTCAACCGGCCAGAACGGCACGAGTAGTAGTTAGCCAAGGGGACCCAGGGTATCCGGTGGCGTCGGAACTACTTAGTCGATATGGATTAGACATCAGCGCATTTCATGGGATGAAGTCTAGTCAGATTGCTCAGTCGCCGCTAAGTTTTGATCAATTTCACACGATGCGCACGGCGGCTAACAAAGCCTTGAATACGCTGAATAGGGGCATCGAAACGGCAGAGCGGATGGGCACTTCTATACCATCCGAGAACCGAGCAGCTAAGAATTATCTCCAGCATTTGAAAACGTCGCTAGACTCCGATGCGGAAGCCTGGGCTGCTAAACACGCGGGAAATGAAGAAGCCTTGAATCTTTACAAAGACGCTACCAAATACTATCGTGAAGTGGTCGCGCCTACCGTGTTGGACAACCCTATCGCTCGTAAGTCTATGAGTCAGGCGCGAGGGTTCAAGACCGGACAGGAGGGGTTGTCGGCTGCGACAAGCAACGCTGGCATCCCGATGGTAGACCGTCTATACCCGACCATGACTCGTCGTGGACAGGACATGACGGACGTGCTTCGCAACTTACCCGACGTTCGGGCCACGGCACTGTCGCGAGATATGCAAGTTCCGGAAACGCGAGGGGGTCTCTCGCAATTATTTCGGACAGTAGCGGGTCACCCGGTAGCGGTGGCAGAAACCGTTGCCAGCCGGATTCCAGGGCTAAAGGGTTTGTCGGAATCGAACACGGCAGCCAGGTTGATGGGAGCGGAGGACGTGTTATCTGGATCTGCTCCGACTCACATATCTCCTTTGGTAGCATTGCAGCAAAAAGGGCTTCAAGGGCTTCGCGAGCGATTGGCTCCGTCACAGGGAGTGTTGCCGAGAGCCGCGTTTGGCCTCGGTCAATATCCCCAGGGAGCTTTGAACGAACGTATGCGGCGATTGACCGCCACCAAGTAGTCATGGTTTTCTTTCAATGAGTGGAGAGCATTTGTAGCATTTGCTCGAAACGCGAAATAGGGTGCTAGGAAACTCCTCTCGGGGTTTCTTAGCCCGACAACATGAGCACGTGATCAATGAGGGTTTAGGTTCATTATGCTGGTTTTTCATCGGCTTCTTTTTCTTTGCAAATGGTGAACCAGATATCCTGAAGCACTCGCTCAGGCGTACACTTATAGGCGTGGGCTGTTTTGTTTACCACTTCAGCTAGGCATGATTGAATGAAAGACGTCGAGCCTTCCAGCTTAATGGAGCCTTTGATCGTAGTGTCTTTTTCGGTGAGCGAGATACGTAACTTGTTCACTTTGAGTCCTTCCAAGAGTTGCGCTTACTCCACCATTCTCTGAAGCGCATCGCGTCTTTCTTGCTGTTGATTGGGATGTCGTAAGCGTAGTAAATCAAAAACACAATAATGAACGTAGAGATGAGCACGAGGAATACTTCCATCATTTCGATTCCTTCCATTGCTTAATGGTGCCAAGCGTTTCATCACAAGCATCGAAAATAATGGATAGCTGTGTATTCCTGTGGCAAACGCCCAGCGCCTTCTCAGCCTCCGCAATCACCGTCTCTGCTCGGGCGAGCTTGGCTTCAGCTTTTACAATCCGATCTCTCAACGCGCCTAGCACGCAGCGCTGGGATTCGATCATCGCATCCCGGTCTTCAGTGCGCAGTTTCCAGAGGCTTGTGTACCCGCCGTTGCGCCAGTCGTGGTTTTCTTTCTCAAGCTCGGCGCACTTGCCGGTCAATTCGGACAGCGCTCGTGGGCTAATCACTACGGGGCAAACTAGCGAGCCAAGCTTGTCTTCACCGTCACCCTGCCAAAGCCAGCATTCTTCATTATTGAACCGGGCGAACTTCTTGTTTTTCCATGCTGCAAGCTGGAAGTTCATCTGGGTTATTTCTTCGGCGTGCGACTCGCACTTCGGGCAGGGCTTCTGGTTGGTGTAGAGGGCAAAGCCTTCATACGCAGGCTCTCCGTTGTAACGAGCGTCAAGGAATCCTTTCGCAATGTGGTGTTCGCCATCGAAGAACAGCATCCAATTTTCATTTTTTAGGATTGTTCCTCGAACCGCCCAACAGAAAGGCTCCGGCGGCTTCGTCGCTTCGGCTTCGATTGCTCGGCACAATCTACGCATAGCTGGCTCTGGAAACCAACTGTTCTCACTGATTATTTCATCAATCCGTTCGTCAGTCAGGCTCATTTCCCTTCCTCCGGTGTAGGTGCTGCTGCGAGCATGGCTTTGTAGCCAGGATGGTTGAACATATGGTCATGCTCTGGGCTTGATTCCCTTGCGGCGTCTAAATACGCCCACCCCATGTCTAGAGTCGGCTCAACAGGCACAAGCCGCCACCCATCTTTGCGAGGGGTGAGGTAGAGCGGCGTATTTTTCCATCCGTCCACGGGGTTAAGTCTAGGCTCTGGCTTATTCGGAAACCGGCCATCGAACTGCGGCATTTCACAAAGCCAAGCCACCGCCTCCTTCCCCCGTTCCGCATCGACTGCGGCGAGGAATCGTGAGGCGAATTCAATCGCTTTTCTAGGGCTAATCCAAAAGTCGCCCGACTCAACCATTGCCGCCCGAGTTTCCAGTGATAGCCGTTCAATCTCTTTCTCTTGTTCGGTCATTTCGTTTCTCCTATTTCTGATGCAGCCAAGACAATTGCACGCTTGACGCACTTCTCTTTATCTTGTGGAAAGCTGAAGCTCAGTTCGGTCGTGTGTGTCTCGGACTTAATCAGGTCGTACCAAGTGGCTTTAACAAAAGTTCGGCCAATCTCAATGTCCATATTTAGCTCCACAGCCAGCCGGAGCGCATCGCCGTCGTCTTGGAGCGGGTTCCAGGAGCGCTGATTGCTTGTCCCGTAGTTCAGCAAAAACATGCCAAGACGGTCATCTTTGGTGTATTTGCCAATAACAAATCTGGCGTTGTATCCCGCCGCCTTCGCCGCCAACTCAAGCAATCCACGGTCGGTCATTTCGTTTGCTCCAGTTTTAGTGCTTCACGTTCAAGCCTTGCGCAAACCTCATTCGAGAACAGTTTGGCAGGGGCTTGGTCGTGAAGAAAATTGCCCGATTGAATCATCTGAATACACAGCCTTATTTGTTCCGCGTCATGCCGCTTGATGATCTCGGTGGAGAGGTCGGGGAGGGCGAGACAGTCAGAAACGGAATACCGCCAGTAAGGGCGCTGGTGCATTTGTTGGGTAAATATCTTCCCGTCAATCAGCTGAGCGTGCACGACTTCAAGCGCCTCCCGCAATTGCTTGTTCTGCAACGCCAGCGCATCACGCTCGGATTCAGAAATTACACGGCACTCTTCTTTGAATAAAGCTACTTTCTTCAGCTGCTCGACCTCGGCTTTTAGATTGTCAATAGTGTCTGCGATAGAGTTGCCAAACTCACTACCGCCTTGAAAAATGAACCGATTCTTTAGTTCTCTAAATTCGGATACAGTAATTTGTACGCTCATTTCAGCCACCCTAGCAGTGTGTGAATGTCAACTTCGAATCCAGCCGCATTACGATGCCCACCACCCCCAAAGACTTTGGCGATAGCAGATACGTCATATTCACCGTTGGATCGTAGCGAACATTTCGCAACAAGACCTGTTTGACTAAGCGTCCAGCATAGCCCGAAGGTACCTGATTTGGTGGCAAGTTCATGACCGACATCCGAGGTAAGGTGGGGTGGGCAGTTGGCGGCGAGTCCTTCAACCGAGGCTGTGGCATACCGGGCGTCTTGGTCGTAAATCCAGTTCGGCTGATTGTACGAAGCAACCAAGTTCCTTGCGTCTACTGGGATGATCAACTTGCACGCTCTCGCCGAACCCTTCACCACGGACTGCACGTTCTGCTCGTGGGCGCGGAGAATGGCTTCGCCTTCGGTGTAGAAATCTGCCCAATAGGTGTGGTTGAACACAGCTTCGCAGTCATAGAACCATTCTACCCATTGAGGGAACGACCACGGTGCATAGCTCCACAGCGCCTTGTTGAACGCCTTCGTGCCGTCGAGCTTGAACTGCCACCGGTCGTAGTCGTCGATGTGACGAATGAAAAGCGGCACCTCTTCGCCGGGGTGGAAGTATTCCCACGCGAGGTACGCGCCGGATTTGTTGTTGTCGAGGATGATGTGATGCGGCTCGGATAAGTTCGTAAATGAGGAGTATTTATCCAAATACCCCGTGGCTACCCACATCTCAAACGCTGTTTTGTGATGGTCAAGCCACACGACGCGTTTTGCGCGGCTGAACAGCACGTCCATACGCTGACGATCAAAGCTGAAGTCTAGAATGTAAATATCCCGATCATTACAGTCTATTGGCGGAAAGTGTTGATTATATAACATTGGTACGTATTCAGCCTCATCGCCCAACTTCATCCAAGCTGCGAACGCAGCACCAAACCCATCGGCACAGTTGGCGTGGTAAATTACAAGGGGTTTCATATCAGTTCTCACTTATTCAATGTGATTTCTACGACCTTATCACAGGCGTAGAGTTTATCACCAGATTTATCGTACAGGAGCTTACCGTTCATACACTGTGCGAGCATGTGCGCATAGCGGGTGGCGGCTTCTTTTTGGTACTGAACGGCGTCATCAATGTCTCTCTGCTGAGCCCACGTAACCAAGACTAAGAAGATCAGCAGACCGACCACGATAATCAACGCATCAATTAGCCGATAGCGAAGGTCAAGTTCATTCGACGGTTTCATCGGTCTTCTCCTCGACAGGTTCTTCAGCCTTCGGCGGCTCAACGGGTTCGGACTGCGTCGTGGCTTCGCGAATGATCACTTCGGCGCAGGTGTTGGGGAAACAAAGGGTTTGTCCGATCTCAATAGCTATCCACATAAGGAAGACGTCCATGATATTTCTCCTGTTATTTGTTAAGGTGCCCCCATTATAGCTGGGGGTTTCTCAAAAGTAAAGCCTGATTAGGAATGTCGCGTTTCCCATAGCCATCGGGCAATCAAAAGGGATTCAGCTCTATCCGCATACTTCTTCAGATTCAATGGTGCGTCAGGGAACAGTCGGATAGCTAAGGCTCGAGCCTCTTCTTTATCCCGCCCGATCTTGAAGTGCTTTTTCCAAGTCGCTGGAGGTACTAGGAACACCGGATGCCCGGAGATGGTCGCCGCTGAACGACAACAGCCATAGGTGTCCCCGAAACTGAACACGCTAGAAGACCCTTGGCCCGGCATCGCCGAAACGCGCTCGAGGGCAATCTCGGCCTCTTCGTGACCCTGGGTAACGTAACGGACCATCTTGTAAAGACCGTACGGATCAACTTCGTTCTTCACGACCCCTGAACCCTTGAGCGTCGTAGGGATGTCTTCTACCCGTACGAATTTGCCACTGTCTAACACGCCGACGGCTCCGGTTAGTCCGGGGTCAATGCCTATGCAAAGGGTCACGAGATCACCTCGTAATTATCACACGCGGCTTTCTGTTCACCATTACTCAACACGTTTCCATGAAGCGTACAGAGCCATTCGCCATTCTTCGGCACGACCTGAACGTGATCGCATGAGCGACAGGTCTTGATAGGTTTCTTACCTACGCAGACTTCTTTCATGTCGCACCATTTGCAATCAAACGCTCCGGCGTCATCGCTGATACCGACTGGAGGAGTACGAGCCTCTACGAGTTTGATGATCTTGTAACCGATCTCGTCTTGAATGGCTTTGTCCGGGTAGATGCGCTCGATGTGATAGTGTTCGTCATTCTTGCATAAGGCGACGTACAGGGCGCGAGGCAGCTTACTGAACAGCATACCGGCTTGCATTTGATAGAAGTGAACTGGCTTAGACTTTTCCACACCCTTCTTCGTAACCCCCTCGAAGCTCTTCAGACTATGGGTCTTGATTTCCAAGTCGTGCGGTGTCTTCTCGGCACCGACCACGCCTTTGATCACGCCGTCCAGCTTACATACGAAGTGACCGGTTTCGTCCGTGTAGGTAAATTGATTGCCGTCTTCCTGGTGCGTCCAGACCTGAAATCCAGCCTTACTCAGATCATCCTGAATACGCTCTTCTTGAAGATGTCCGGTGGAAAATAGGCGCAGCATACGTCCCTCAAACTTCTTGTCATCGTAGGCTCGCCAGGACAGCCAGATAGAACGGAGACAAGGGTCACCAATGCCAGAAGCGCCAATACGCGCCAGGTAGATGGGTTTTTCATTCTGTTTCTCGTAATGAGCGTAGATGCGGTCAATCATTCCGTTTGAAGTCTTCTTAATTTCAGCCATCACTTTACTCCTAGGTTACTTAGACCTTCATGAATGAGTTTTCTCTGTGAGAAGACGAGCTCATCATACTGCCGACGCTGTGCAAAGTATCGTTTTTCCCATTCGTCGGCAGCGTTATTCATGCCCTTCAGATTGTTACTCAGGGATTCAATCCGCTCTTCTTGCTCGCGTATCACGCGTATCAGCGCATCGCGTTCAGGTCGGCCGAACAGCTTTTCTCTAATACTCATGTTATCTCCTATCTGTTAAATGGGTGTCACCCCCATCGCAGTTTCCCGCTGACGATTCCTGTAACAGGCGGGGGTGACGGAACTGAAGTGAGCTATTCCGACATTACTTTTACGGCTAATTCACCGTTACTCGTCTGCTGGCCGTGCCGTTCTGCCTTAGGCAACTGGTATCCGGATTCACACGTATGGCTCACAAGGGAGAAGAGTGCTAATCCTTCGGGGTATGTACCCACGACGCTGAGGCCTCTGGCATAGCTATCTGGGGCACTCTTCTCTCTTGTAAGTCCCGGCGTTGTCGCGGCACCGGGGACCGCTTTTACTCAGGGTTCAACCTGAGCCGACTAATGTCCAACCGTCTTTCAGTCTGTCTTCAATTTGCTCCGCTTTTACCCGTTTATCATTACCCTCCAAATCTCGCATCTTCTTTCTACCTCTCTGCGCCGCTGCAATCTTAGCACCAACTTCAGGGTTAGAAGAAGGATTATTAGTCCGTAGTCTTTCAATATGAGCTTCGCTATGATGTTTTCCATAAAAGTGATTCTTTTCACCCATCTGTCCTTCGGTTACAGCTCTCTTTGCTCCCGGTTTCGACATCTGTATAACTGATGATTCAGAAGCTTTCTTTCTCTTTTCCGGGGAGCGCATAACTGCTAATCGCCGAGCTATCGTTTCCGGAGAATAACACTCAGCTACTCCATTGTGATAGAACTTGTTGAAAACTCTTTCCCATCCTAGCCGCTCTACTGAGCTTTGAATCAACATCTGTTCTTTTACAACGACGTCATAAAACGGGATATCGTCGAAAGTTTCTATTATTTCTTTTATCCACTCTTCATGGTTATCCAGTATCATAGCTCTAACATACTTAGAAGATGTGCTATATCTCGCAAGCCGGGACGAATCTTTCAAACTACCTATGTAAAATTTACCAGTCGGCAGATGTGTCATCTTGTAGATGATTGAAATAATTCGCCCCATAACCCTAATTATACCTTATTAATCGTCCCACGGGTTGCGCTTTTTTGCTCCACTTCCTTCAGTCGCCTTGGGCGCTTCTTTCTTCGGAGCCTCTTTCTTAGGCTCGGGTTTGGTCTCTTCAACTTCCTCTTCTTCAACCGGGTCAGCCTTCGGAGGAGCCTTCTTCGACTCGGCCTTGGGAGCGGCATTCTTTTCCGGCATCAGGAACGCACTGATCTTGTTCTTGTCCGAATAGCCTCCCGTACCCTTTTCGATGTCCAGCTTGGCCTGGAAGTTGCGCTCGAGGAGTTCGTCCGTGTCCTGGGCATTTGGCTTACCGCACGCCCGTGCCCAGCCGACGATATGCTCACGACCAATCTTCTCGGCCTTGTCGCTCAGGTTGTTGATGTTGAAGTTCATCCAGACCTTACGCCCCGTGTGCTCACCCTTCGTGACTTCGAACACGCAAGAAATGTAGCTACCGTCACCCTTAGACGTTTGCTTCTCTTCGGCCTCGGTTCCCTTCAGGGTATATTCACCCTTCGGCATGACTTCGAAGTCGCGGTCGGATGGGTTGTAGTCGTCGGTGTCAAAACCAAATTTTGCCATGATATTTCTCCTAGTTATCTAAACGAGTTTTACCACGATGTCCGGAATACTTCTGGTGTCTTCCGATACCCATCGCGATGCTTTTCATACCACATTCATCGCATACCCACTTATGTGAGTTAGCTTTAGATGTATCAATGCTCATTTGCTCTTTACTTCGAGCGTGAACACCTTTCTTACTAGCAAGACTATTGTATCCGTTTGACTTGTTATGATCAGAAAACTGTTCAAAGCTCCACGAATGAAACCCTAAACCTAATTCTAAAGTCATCTTGCCTGATTTTACAGTGTTCATCCTACCGTCGTTGTGATGCATGTTATACGAATCAGGATCATACTTGGCGTTTCTAAATTCAAGCATGCTCTTTTCTACATCTAGTACATAATCAGCATCTTCCGACGTTACCATGATCTCAATCAGAAATCTATCAGGTTCAGACCTAAACAACGGAGCAACAATCTTACTAGAAGTGAAATACCTCACGCCTAACTCTCCAGGATAACATCCGTCGGTTTCCGAAATACGAGAGCCGATGTACCACTTTCCAGTAGTCTTATCTGTTAGTTTGTATACGTAAGGCAAATACATTTCTAACCCTTAATAGGGATATACTTTTTGACATTTTCAAATGTCATTTCTGCTGAATCGGGACAGCTATACCTGTTCTTAGCGAGGAAGGCTGGGTTTTCAACAAAATGAAGAAGTCGTTCACCAGTGCTTACCCCACGGGCAACTTCCTTATTAAACCCCGCGTCGGACTTTTTGATGATAACTCTAAAGGCGGCAAAAGTGAGTACATCTACCCATTCTTGAAGAAGAGCGTTACATCGGTTAGGGAGCTTAGGCGTGTATCGGTCATATCCCTCAGTACGAGGATCATCGAACTTGACGATGTTAGCGTGAGCCAACAAGACCACGTTCATATCACGCTTGCGGCGTAGCACGTCCATTCCCTGAAGGATCTCACGGAAGCTCTCGGCTACGAGCATCTGACCTTTGCCATAGGCGAGGTCTTTGGCGTCGTGGGTGGCTTCGACGTCTTCCACGATCAGAGGCTCCACCAACCAATCCACGGTATCCAACACGACCGTGCGAAACTCGTGCTCTTCCTTGATCAGCGTCTTGATACTTGCCGCGATGTCGCTGATGTGGGCGGCCTTGGGGAAGCTGGTAACGTCCAGTCCGTCGATACCGTCTTCGGTGGAGATGAAGATCGGTGCCGGGAACAGGCTGGCGATCGTGCTCTTACCGATGCCGTGGGTTCCGTAGATGCAAATACGGGGAGGCAGTTCTTGCTTACCGACAACTAGTGCTTTTTTCCAACTCATGTTATTGACTCCTATAGTTATATACCAATCGATTTGGTACGAAAATAATTATACCTCAAGAACCTGTCTTAAACCTCCTGATACGAAAAATTAAGTTTCAAGGGGACGTAGTCGAAATTGACACGGTCCCAGCGGAGTACATTGATCTCTTCTTCGGCTTCAAGCGCCACGGCCATACAGATTCCGCAGAGCGTCGGGTCGCCCACCAAGAGAAGGTAGTCGCCAGGTTGCCAGTTGTCCAGCACTCGGCGAGCGTGTTCAATCAGCTTGTCACCGTTGTATACGCGACCCACGGAAGAGTAGACGTCTTTCAGCTTACCGAACTTCTCGGCGGCGGACATGTTCTTTCGGGAATCATTGTAGACGACGTAGACGGTTGCGTTATTGATATTCATGATTTTACCTTTCTGGGTTTCTTGACTTTCGGTGGAGGCGTCACCAGCGCTATCTGTTCATCCGTTAGGAAATCCTTACAACCCACGTTAATAGCTATTGATATGGCTTCCTTAAGGTACCAATTATACGCGAGATCGGACGGATGGGCAACTTTATTTTCAATGATCATACACGCCCTGGCGCCATCCGTCTTCGGCACCTTGTGACCATTAGCCTTGTAACGAATCGGTTCTACTAATTCATCACTTGAATAGTACCACCTAACAACTTTACCTAGATGCTCGCCACCCTCTATTCCACACACCACCGAAGCGTACTCATCGCTATTGTTAATTGGTACGCGATGATAGATTTCTTTACCACCTTGTACCGCACCTCCCGTTACCGAACGCGCTGAAATGAATTCAGTAAACGGTGCGCCGCCAATAGTCTCCATAAACGGCGTCCCCTGAGCAAGCCAATTACATACAGCCTGGGCACATATCGGGGCAGTAGGATTCTTCTTGAGATCAAGAGGCGCATAAATACCCTTTGCTTTGACTTTACGGTCTGTCTTGACCGCGATGTAATTATTCACGTCTTTCATCGCCAGGGTGCGATACGGAGTATATTCGAAGGTGAAATTACTCAGCTCCGAAAACTCCGAGACGACGCGTTCTACGGTTTCTTTTAGCTCGGCAGGGTAACCCATGGCGATACCGTCGGTATTGGCCGAGAGCGCCACTGCACCCACTTTTTCGAGCCGTTCTATGAGCATTAGCAGGGTTAGCTGGCCGGTGAGAGTAATCGCCAACATTAGGTCGGGAGAATACAAAGGCGACCACCGTGACGCCGTCTTGCCGAAGGTCCCATTGACTGAAATCTTCAAGGTGTCTGCCGTCGCCTTGTCACCCGAACGCTTTGCGGCTACCCGACGATTCACTACCTCTCGGTACTCGTCAATAAACCGCTTCCCGGTGTTACGAGGAATCAGGTTGCAGTTCAAGAGTATATTCGGGTAGTACGATTCGGCGTCAATATCGGTGACGATATAATCTTTACTAGCGACGTAACAGACCTTCTTGTCGTGCGTAGAATGAATACCGCCTACCCCAAGCTGATAGGTTCCCGAGTTGAGCGCTATCACCTCTTTACCCAGGAACTCTGGTAGTTCTACGTGTCCAGTCTTCTGGTTGATAGGATAGACGGTGGCCTGAATACGCTCGCACAATTCCTGTAAGTGAGGCGCTCCAAAAGAGATATAGCTCGGCAACTCGTACGTGATAGAATCAGGGACTTTTGGCTTGTTACGTGACAGATTTAGACGCTTGATGAAAGCCGCTTCGGCCATCTGGGTATCGGACTTACTACGGAAGTCAATCCCGTACTCTTCACCCATCTTGATACGAAGCTCGATATCTTTCTTGAGTCGCTTGTACAGCTCTTCAGTCGTGTCTAGGTCATTGATACAATACTCCTGGACGTCTGGCCGCTGTTCGGAAGTGATTACCGCGTCATGTTCGAACGGTAAGTCTTTCAGCCAGCGCATGTGCATCCGAGCACCATAGGCTTTTAGACCTACGAAACTAGGCGCGACTTCTATCAAGTCTATGTGATCGAACTTCAAATCTGGAATGCCGAAGCGTCGCTGAGCCTCCCAGGGTTGCATCTGGTGTTCGATGATAGAGTTAGCTATCATTTTGACCGTAGGTATGTCTTTACCCGCTATCAAGGCTGAAGTGACGGGAGTATCGAACTTGATCCCGTTGAAGGACACTAGCGTACATCCTGACTCGAACACCGAGCGTATCTTCGCCAGGGCGTCCGGCTCATCGTGCCAAATAGCGATGACGTTACGATTCTCCAACACGCGTCCGCAAAAGAGGAACACGTTGTTGAATATTTCTACGTCCCATACGATAGTCTTAGCCATCATTTCACCACTAGAAAGCCGATGATAAATGCTAGCATGCAAATGATTGTATCTAACTGAGTCCATTCCATGATATCACCGATCCTGATTGACGTAGCCTGGTCCCGGTCCTGGTCCGGTAACATCGCTGACTTTTAGATTCCACGTACTGGGGATCGCCGGATCGTATACGCGACCTTCTTGCTCTCTAATCACGTTTTTGATAGAGGCAGTACCCTGCGGGGGTGTCGCATAAGGGTGGAGATGAAGCCGAGGATCAACCCACTGAACGTTATCTTTACACATGTTAGCCTTTTCCACCATCATCAATTCACGCTTCTTTTCCAGGTAGTGAATCGCCTTGCTGACGTCTTCAATCGCTTTGTCCGGACCACCCTTTTCGCCCAGACGCCAGAGGTACTTGGTCGCGTTGCCGATGAAATAGTCCCAGCCCATTTCAGCCACGACATTCCAGTGTTGAAGACGCTCACCATGTTTCTTGTAATGCTCGCCACCGACTTGCTTGTCATCTGCGTGTGTCATTTGATTTCCTCTCTCATCTGTTGAATTACATCGAACACTTCCCGCTCACGACCGACTAGGATCATACCCTCGGCGTATGACTTGTAACGCTCGTACACGATTTTCATCAAGGTGTTACCTAGCTGAAGTTCGCGTACGCAGAACAGCGCACCCTGAGCCAAATCAGCTAGCTTCAGGATACGAGCGTCCATATTAGACAGTTTCATGTCCAAAAGCGCACTTGTCAGTAGTCTTTCCTCAAGTTCGGACACTTGCTCGCCGATCCCGTACTCGCGTTTTGCTGGCGAGGGGATGTCACCCGTTTGGTGTTCGGCGAGGTCATGAGTCAAAGCACCCCAAAGTAAAGCCGTACTGGGGTTTTCTGTCGGATGTAGGATGATACAGAGCATCGCGACCATGTGGGAATGATGACCTACGGTTTCGGAAGTTAGCGTACGAACCGTGTGATAGCGAACGGTCTCGCTACCGGAAATGATGAAGTTGAGACGGTTTTTCATTTGGGCACCACTTTCAGTTGTTGAGTATCGCGAGCAAACAATCTTGCGGCTCGCTGGGCGTGTTCTTCACTCGGGTAATCCATCCAGTGTTCCCACTCGCTCCATTCAATGTGACTTTTCGCATAAGCTCCGTTGTAGCACCGGCGCTGAGGATCATCATTGATCAAAACCCCACGACGGATATAAACTTCATGGGTGTTGGGGGGTGTTTCCATTTCGGTACTCCTGTTATTTGTTAGAACAGCCCCCATTATACCTGAGGGCTTTCCAGAAGTAAAGCTATTTGCGTTTTGCTGATTCACGACGCTCAATCCAATCAAGCGTAGCAATACGCCAGTCGGTCGCGTGAATATGAATCGCCCAGTGCTCGCCGGTTCCAGACTTCTCTTTACGAGTCTTAGAGACCATCGCCATCGGGTAGGCGACGTTCTTGAAGAATGAGTGTGATCCATAGGGATATTCAAACGGATCATCGCAAAACCGCTCCGCATCCCTCAGCCATTCTTGCCAGTTATCCCCCGGTTTGATAATAGGCGTAGAGGTCACGTTATGTTGATAGGCGTCATAGTCGTACGCTTCGGGCGGCATATCAAGGTGCTTCGCGGCGTCGTATACTGACTTGTCGTAAATGTGGAGATTGTTGATTAAGGTACGCATCTTGCCAATCGGTTTGCCTATCGCACAAGCTACAAATTCAAGTAGGAAACTAAAGTGCACGATATTGCTTCCCGCGTTACCCCACCAGAAATCATTGCTCCGATTAAAAACAGTGAGATTCACTCTTCCACTAATGATATCGAAAACCAATTGGGTGTTACAGCACTTGTCCTTGGTTTCTTTCATCAAATCCTCAGAGTCCCAAAGCTGAATCACAGCCTGACGACTGTTAGGATCAGCTTTCAAAGTATGAATAACATCCACCAGCTGATCCCGACCAAAGTGATGTCGCATTCTATAGCCGTAGCTCGCATTAAATACGATTCCATCGTCGGAAAACTGTCCGATATTTCCATTGAAGTTCTTTAAGAACCCAACATCTTGTCTACCTGCTAAAATCCACAGACATTCCATTAAGTGAAAAATGTGGGCAGGATCGCGTTCTCCGAAGAACAGCACACGCTCTTGCGGTCTTTCTACAGTAATGATAACAGGCTCTTCGATGCGAATGACTGCACCGTTCCTAGAATCGGATTTTACACCACACGTCTTCAGCTTCCAAAGCCCTTCGCTGAAGAGGTCGTTAGCGTTGCGAACCGTTAGCTCCATTTATTTCTCCTTAGTTAGTTTAGCCGCCCAACCCTTTTTCATAGAAGCACTCATCATTGTCCTAAATTCGGGATCAGACCATCTGTTTTTCAAAGCCTTAGACGTTTTCATAGCTATAGTTTTATTTTTCATTGGATTGCAGGTGCTAAAGAATAGCTTACCTTCTTCAGAAGCCATCCAGTTGTTTTCCCCAGAAATCTTCATACGAGTTTCTGTATTTTTCATAGGATGCTTATCAGGGTTATTTTTATGCCAAAGTTTTACCCTTTCACTGTTTACCTTAGAATATATTTTTCTTATCCAACCGTACAATTTATTGTTAGATCTTTTGCCATTAGGGTGAACAGACATCCAAACTACCGCTTCCATCAAACCTGGATGTCCTGGGTTTATCTTTACTAATAGTTGATGCGCTACGTAATGAGCTTCGGCACTTAGGTAAATCAGATTAACTTTCTTATCATTTCCTCCTAAACACTTAGGAAGAATGTGATGACGTTCTGAGTAAACAGCAGGTTTGCCGGCGGAGCCGCGTTTCGCTATCAAGTTATCATATAGTAGTTGGTAATTCATTCAGCACCTCGTCAAAGTGTCGTCCTTGAAGTCGCGACAGGGAGGGGACGAATCCTCCCAGGGCTTGCAAACCCTTGTCGCTTGCTAATTATAGCTTAATAAGCCGTTTCCGGCACGTAAATCGAACGGGGAGCACCTTCACCGGCGAGCACTCTCCAGTACTTGTCCATTTCGCACATCACGTTTTGTACGTCATGTAGGGTGATATCCTCCAGGTCTAGCTGTTCAGCGATGTCTTGCCAAATAATCATCAACGCTTCATTGAATTGATCCTGATGCCAGTGATGTCCGATAGAGTGCCCGAACAGACGATTCAATCCTCTCTGGGACCCAGGACCAATAGGTGCCCAATTATAAAGGTCTTTCGCCAGCCCTAATTCATCTGCGAAGTAGGTCAGATCAGCAGCCACTTGGCCGGACAGGAAAGTATTCCAGCCATAGAACTTGGACAGCTCGGCGACCACCCCCTCTACGGTATTGTTAGCCACCGCCTTACGGATATCGTCCGCGTGGGTCACGAGTGGCAACAGGAACCGAAACGCCACGGTCTCGGCCTTGTTAGAGCCGGTCTCGCGCCCAGGGTAGAGCATATACGCACTTCCCCAACACTTGATCCCTTCCTTCTTGAGGTCGTCCATCACGGCCACGAAAACGTAAGGATCAAAGTCTTTCGCGTTATGCGGAATAGCTCCGTTCATCATTAGCGCCAGCAGGCTCGGAGGCCAATTCACGTAGCGAGCAATGGCGGATACGAACCAAAGGTCTTTGCTGTCGTCCATCACGTAATGAGAAAACAGGTTGTAGATCATCCACTGACTCATCCGGTCGTGACGGCGGCGGACGTTACAGAAGCGATACTTCTGAATAATAGGATCTTCAGTCCAAGGCTTAGCGATATTGAGCAGTTTGATTTCACGGATACGCTCCCGCTCGGCGACCCAGTACAGAATGTCGTCGGCGCACGGAGCGTACGTCTCAGGCCTCTTGAACGGATTAATCACGCTCAGCTCCCACGAAAATGTCCATCACGTCTTCGAAGGCTTGTGTGTGATTAATCGGTCGGACGTCGTAACCGAGTTTGAACAATGCGCTCGCGGTGCTACGCGTTTGCTGCCACTTGTCTCGGGTATTTTTCTCATTGAGAGGGCGCTCGTCTCCACGCGCTAGGCGACGTGCTTTGACGCGCTCAATGCAAAGGTCTACCGGCGTGTCGAGGATGGCGAAAACGGCCTTCCCGGTATCCTGGATCGTCATCGTAACCGCTCCCGCCGGACCTGCCGCCGAAGCCAGAAGACCTTCCATCAGTACGTGACCATCTTGGTGATAGTGTACGGCGCGGTCAGCGGCTTCTTGTTGAGTCGGGATTTGGTCACATCCACCACACGCGGTCGTGTACTTACCCAGGACGTAGATCGGGTTTTTGACTTCCGGGGAGGCGTCGACCTTGTAGCCCTGAATCTTGCCGTCCGCGCCGACGATTTCCTGGCGAGGGTATTTTTCAAACATCTTGAAGGCTACCGTGCTCTTGCCGGAACCGGAAGTGCCACGAAGCGATACGATCTTTTTGCTCATTTGATACTCCTAAAGGAAATGTTCAGCACGGAATGGAACACCCGTTTCCATGAATCGTGAGGCTTTGATTTTGCGATCTACTACCGGCGACTCGCACTCTTCCCGGAGCCACTCGGGTAGGTGATCTTCTCGCATCTGACGGAAGACCTGAGTTACGTCATCCATGTCTCGATCTTGATACCATTTAATCCGATCCCAAGCCATGTCCGCATAGATACCAGGAAAACGCCGTCGGAAGAACCCGTTCTTGAACTGGCAGCACTGACTTTCCAGGGTGAAGTTACCAACGTCGGGATGTTGGATTCCGCATTCGGCGAGATACTTTTCGGCCTTGGCGTCAAGCCATTTGCACATCCTGGGGAAGTCTTCATAGGTTCCTTCGAAGTTGTTGTCGGCTCGCTTGTCATCTACGAGGTGATCAAGACCTAACAGGAACAACATACCGTTACGGTGGGACTTGCTACCGCTTCGGTCAGTGAACAATAGGTCCGTACACGCAGCTCCCGCTCCCATAATCTTGACGTATTCCAGGTAGGAGAACGTAGCTAGTCTGCCGAAGCTCTTGAAACTCGTCGTAACCCGCTCCCACAGTTCTTCATGGGTTCCGGTGAGCAGGTTTTCCTGGGTTTCAAACGCGTGAAGTGCTCGGCAGTAGGACATCACTGCGGCCGGGAAGTCCTTTTTCTGGTAGCGACGATCGACGTCAAAGCTGAGACGCTCCCACTCTTCATTGAACCAGGTGTCCAGGTCTTGAAACTCAGCCTTGTTCTTCGGAGGCTCTGGGAACCGACGGAAGATACGCATACTCGTGATCGGGTTCTGCGTGTTACCGTTCAGGAACGCGAACCAGAGTTTCTGTTCCATGTCCCAAGAGTACTTCTTGGCCAGCTCGGGCATATAGAGGTAAACCAAACCCGGCATGATACCGTGTTTCAAGTTCATCGCGTAGAGCTTGGTGAAATACCCCAGGCGATTCTCTTTCAGTCGGTAATCCATCACTTGTCTCCCTTGTAACCCGCTTGCATGATGCCAGACTGGCCGTTGTAATTACCCTTGGCCCGATAACTCTGGTCTTCAGCGACTTGGTCGCCTCGAAAGAAGATCAGCTGACCGATCTTGTCACCCGGTCGGAGCAAGATAGCGTGATGCTGAGTCATGTTCTTGAACTCGAGCGTCAGTGCTCCGTGGAAACCTGGATCGACCCACCCAGCGTCCATGTGCTCCAACCCCATGCGACCCATACTGGACTTGATACGGAACAAGGCCGCGAGGTTATCAGGGAAGTTGCAAAGCTCAACCGTGTGGGCGAGGAAGAACTCTCCAGGTAGGATCAGGATACCCTGATTTCCCAAGGCATATTCACGCATGAGCATCTTGTCACGGGCGCGATAGTCCAACCTCGTAGGTTTACCCCAGGTGTTGGGGTCGTTTCTTTCCAAGAAAATCGTCTCCCCTAGGCGAAGGTCCAGGCTAGCCGCATTGACGCAGTCCGCGGACCAGAGGTCTATCGCTCCGGCTTCGCAAGCCTGGACGATTTGGTCATGATTCAAGTAGCTCATACCGATTCCTTCGCTCTTTCAAGCCACACAGATTGACACGTTGCACCCAACTGATCCCACGACGGCTTAGGAGTCGGCATATCTTCGTACATCGCTTCTGCCGTTGCTTTCAAATCTACCGTCTCGCCTTCAGCCAGGATACTCTCGGGATCGGTCGTGTAAAACGGCTCGATCACTTTCAAGTCCGGCTCGCTACCTACGATCCAGAAACCCACAGTACCGTCTTCTGGTAGCCAACCCTTGCTCTTCAGGTAACGGACCATCTTACCTTCGTAGGTCGGGTGGAAGTTGATACCGTCGAAGCTCTCCGGCATGCTGTCCTGGTACGTGGAGAACCCCGTATCGTGTAGGCTGTGATGTTTCCACTTGAACGGAGCGTGATCAAGATCAATACCTAACTTGGTACAACGCTCACGAACCCATTCCATTTTGTTCGGACCGATACCGAGCGTGTAGAGCAGCTTCACGTTCTTGTGATCGGCGAACAGCCCGACGAGTACGCTCACCAGGGAGTTGCAAGATCCTGCGGGTACGATCAGCACCTCGACCTCTTCCGGTAGGTTTTTGACCTGATTGGCGCCAACCTCGTGAAACGCGAACAGGTCTTCCATCGCACAAGCCTGGTGATCCACCGTGATACCGTACTTCACCACGAGGCTAGAAGGCTTAGTCAGTTTGGCCACCTCGCGTTGGAGAGCGGGGTTGTAGGCGACGTTGATGAATTCGAACTTGGCACCGAACCCGGCCGCAATGCGAGGGTTGGGGTGATATAACATCGTCTTGGGCTTCGTAGCACCCACGATAAGGCGGCTCGGCAGTCCGTAGTGCGCTCCAATTATCGCGCTCATAGAAAGCTGAGGGGACTTCACGCTCGCTCCGGAGAGGACGTGCGTCTTGCCTTCGGAATCATTGATCATCAAGTGAATCAGCTGACGACACTTGGAACCGTTCGGACCGCCGTAACCGAGGGGCGCGAAGTAGTCTTCACGCTTGAACCAAATACCTTGGTGATTCTCCCACGGTGTAAGGGCGTCGAGGTAGTCGTCCCATTTGATCACTTTGCGATCAAGGGAAAATTTGGGGAAAATTGAGCGGGTCATTACTTAGCCTCCAGTTTTATACCATTTACCATCAGAAGATTCGGTGTATTCCTGACCGAACCCTTGTCCTAGTTTACCAAACCCTGGACCCAGGGTGAAACACGTTTCACACATACACGCCCACGGGCCAGGTGCGGCTGGAGCACTTCGAGGACCCGCTTGAGTTACCGCGTCGTAAAACTTCTTGTGAATCGGCCCAGCACATGTTTCACAGAAACCTGGAACACCGCTGAGCCAATATTTAGGTTCAGGCATTTTCATTCCTTATCAAAAAGTTTGATGCGAACGGTTACGGACTTCGAGAGCGTGTAACAATCAGCCAGAGCTTCGCCAAACTTGGCTTTCAGCCGATCATTGTTCAAGCGGGAGGTTTCGGTCGCGCTGACATTTACCTGACCGACGTTTCCAAGGTGAGCACCTTCGCCCAGGGCGATGAGTTCAGCCTTCAGCTTTTCTTTGTACTTCTCGATCTTCTTGAGCTCAACATCCGCGAGGAGGTAATTGTCAATCAGTTCGCGAACAGCTTTTTGGGTCAGTTTAGCGGTCATTTCGGTTCTCCAGTTAGGGTTATCGGTTACAACAGCCCCCATTATAGCGCATGGGGGCAGAAAAGTAAAGCTCAAAATGGGATATCGTCGTCCATGTCAATCAAGCTAGGTTGAACCGCCGTTGCTGGGCGACGAACGGGCTTGATTGCGGCCTGGGAGAACACCGAGGATTGGGTAGTCGGCGTGGCCTTGGCGCTCTCGAACTCTTCACCCGTTTCTTCAAACAGAATGCTGATCCAAGGCTCGCCGGAGGGAGTCGTCTTCTCCCAGCCTTTCAGTTCGTAGGCGACCCCGTTGATATTAGCGCGACCGTAGAAGCGAGGCTGATTCGCTTTGGTCTGAAACTTGGAAACGTTTAGGGTTCCACGGTTGTTCATCAGGTTCTTCATGCGATTCTCCGTACTAGTGCGTTGATGATGAGCGCTTGAGTGCGCAAGGCTTGAATACGACGATCGATTTCCTTGGTTTGAAGCTTCAGAGCGTCTATCTCTCGAGCTATTTCATCAAGGGCTTTGCCACAGTCGGACACCGTGACCTTGTCTCCGTTGCAGGGGGTCATATCGTTCCCCTTCCATGACAGCGCCAGCAGGTTGTTCCCTCGCGCATCCCTTCACCGGAGCCGTCGCAATCCGGACAGATCTGCGGACCTTCATCTTCCTCTACGACATCCACATGGCAATCGGCACAGTAGTAATCATTACCGCTTTTGATGAGCTTAGAGATCGGCATCTCTTCGCCGCAGTGATCGCAAGTTCCATTTTGTTCCATTTCAGTTCTCCGTTATCGGTTAGAAACGGGAGCCGAAGCTCCCGGAGTTTCTTAGACGTTCTTGAGCTGGAATGCGCGGCTATTGATCACGACGGTGATTTGCTTGCCTTCTTTTGCCGCCTTGTACAGTTTGGCAGTCAGACCGTCTTGCTGAGCGGAGGTCATCCAGTCAGTGTGAGCTTTCCACATTTGGAATGCGTTTTTCCAGGTTTCACCGGAGGCGATATAAACGATCGTACGGTCCAGCTTCAGCGTGGTCTTCATCGTCTCGGCTTGGGTGTCGCTAACCGTACGACCTTCGGAGGAAGCCTTGGCTGTCGGAGCATCTTTCTCGCCACGGTGTTCTTTGTGTTGCGCTTCGGTTACACTGGCGAAGTCGTCGGTCACTTCCGGAGGAGTCATTTTCGGGTCGTTAATCAAGGCTTGCATCATCTCGCTCATGACGGACTTCGGAGCCTTGACTGGCTTTTCAGCATTGGCCGGTTTCGCCTTCTTGACCGCGATAGCCTGGGCGAAAGCGACGGTGTCGGACAGCGACATGTTACCGATCATCGGTTCGGGCTTGGCGACGATCTCTTCAGCGACGACGGTTTCCAGGATCATTTGAACCTTCTTCTCGGCCGTGGCGCGGTCACGGAACTTCTTGACAGACGATTCAGCGTGATCGTTGTAGAACGCGACGAGGTCGGCGGTGGAAGCGGATTTGAAGTTTTCGAGGGTGATTTCGGTGGTCATGGTATTCTCCAGATGTGCGTTAGTGATGTCGTCTTGGGTGTTGAGGAACTGTTCTGCTTGGTCTTCATCGAAGTAGAACCTGCCGTCGTTCCGTTCGGTGATAAGATCTTTAGCATGTTTCACTGCGTCGATCGAGATGTCCTTGAGGCTGCGAAGGGCTGCGGTACGAGTCGAGAAGAGCGGCATTTGAATCTCCAGGTTATCAGTTATCGGATCAGGTTTGGTGCAACTGAACCTATTATAGTTCACTGAATCGAAAAAGGCAACAATTATTTTGCCCCCATGGCAATTTATTTTTACGCTATAATTAATGGTATGCTCTATCCCTAAGCCTGATAGGTTGA